GCATTACTGTGCCATACCAGCGGTCGCTTCTGCTGCGCAGCGGCCTTACCTGCAGCCCGGCGCAGTGCATGGCCGGTTTTTTGCACAAATAATGCGATGCGGGCGGAACTTTCTTCCAGCCCTTCCCTCTAACCCTGTGTAGTACGTTACAATCTATGTTCTGGGGTCGACTTGGCTTCGACGTGGGTCGCGAAACAGAGTAGGGCATGCCGAGCACCAGTAAGCTCGTTAATCCACTGGAAAACTACAAACGCCAACGACGAGCGTTTCGCTTTAGCCGCTTAAGCGGTAAGCCGCTGCACTGATTTGTCTTTGGGTCAGGTAGGGTAAAACCTACAGCAGCGTCATTTACAAAGAATCGGTTTTGGCTGGGTCACTCAGTCAACGCTTAAATTAATGTGAATCGCTAAGGGATGGCCTGTTAACCGGCATGGCCCGAGGCTAAAACCTTAAAGTTGGTTGACTAAGCATGTAGAACTGCCTGCAGAGGGCTTGCGGACGGGGGTTCAATTCCCCCCGACTCCACCAATACACACCACGCTGCACTATGTAGCACTAGACGGGGCCAATAGAGATATTGGCCCTTTTTAGTGTCTGGTGGTGTAGCAATTCACACACAATTCACACGCGATTCACACACGCCAACATAATTGCTTTGAGCCGGCCAGCGTATCAACGGAATCAGCGCCAGGCTGACCCGGATTGCAAATCCGTGTACCCCGGTTCGATTCCGAGTTGCGCCTCCAATACTCATGCGGTTCTTAAGAGGATTTTTAAGTATCGCCGCTTCGCAAAAGCCTGTTTGCTTCGCAAACTAAAAAAATCACCCGCCATTGAGCGGGTTTTTTATTGCCCGGAACGCAAAGAGTCATAAGCCATTTCACACGCCAATCCCGCTACTTTGAGCCGGTCAGCGTATCTGCCCACTTCCCCCGCTCGATCGTCAAGTTCGCCAAGCACGACGGCAAGCACACCGATGGGGTCGGCACCAGGCTGACCCGGGCCTGAGCCGGTAGCGGCGGTATCGCTGGCGGCTCGACGGAGACGGGCAAGTTCTGCGCGCAGCCGCTTAGCACTATCAGCAGCGGCATCAGCATCAGCCTGCACAGCAGCGATCTTTTCATCTGCATCTTTTGTCACCTCTTCAATAGCGGCCACACGGGCCTGTTCAATTTGTCGCGCTTTGGCCTGGGCATCAGCCATGGCGGTTGCCTGGGCAGTCTCAATGCGACTAATCTGGGCGTCGTATCGCCAGCCCTGCACCCACCAGGCGGCGACCCCAGCGACTATGGCAGCGGCGGCGTAGCCCTTCCAGCCTAAAAGCACCCTAATCATTTGCGGCCACCGTGCTCTAGCGAATAGTGATTGCCATCGTTGAATATTTTAAGAATATTAATTTTCCATTCTTCGTTATATATAATGATATCCATCGCTAATTTCCTAAGAATTAAATGAACAAAACTTGCACGCATTGCGGCAGCGAAATTCAGAGAAAAATTCATCCAAACACCGTACGCCCGTTTTGCAACTCCTCTTGCTATGGCCTTTGGCAGAGGGGGAGAAAATTCGCAGAACAAGGGAAACAAGAACGCCCCAAACTCTCTTGTTCAGTGGACGGGTGCAAGGCTGAGCATTTCGGGAAGGGGTTTTGCCGACCTCACTACCTCCAAATGGCATACAAGCCTCCGAAAACACCAACGGCATTCACCACTTCGACCCCGCACAAATGCCTCCACTGCGGGAGAGCATTCATTGCCCACTGGGCAAATCCAAAATATTGCTCGATGGCGTGCTCTGGATCTCACAGGAAAAAGCCATTTATTATCAAAAAGGGGTATAAGAAAATTCTTCTGCCTACCCACCCAAGAGCAGACGCCAAGGGTTATGTGTTCGAGCACATAATTGTGGCTGAGGCGAAAATCGGACGTCCCATCAGGGATCCAGAGGAAGTTCACCACAAAGATTTCAACAAGCTGAACAACTCACCTGACAACCTAGTTGTTTGTGCCGACCACGCCCAGCACATGGCGTATCACGCTCTTCCGTTATGCTCCAAAGAGTAATGATTCCCATCCGGTGACGAGAATCTTCCACCCCAGGTGCCGCCGATAGATTCCCAATACTCGCCCAGCGGTCGGTGATCTTCGGTCGAGGTCAAATACCGCCCGTCTTTAAACAGGTTGAAGTCCACCGCTAGCCGTTCTTTGTGCAAGCTGTTGGCGCTGCTGTAGGACTGCTTTTGCCCGACATGGCCATGCACTCGTGGATCTCGATAAGCATCACCGAAGGTCAGCTCATAGCCCTGGTCATACGCATACCGGATAAGGTCAGCGATCATTCGGGTGAATTTGCGTTGCTTTTGTCCAAGCGTCATTTCCGATACCTCCATACCCACGTCTTAACCATCGTTCCTGCAGCGAACACAGCCATGCCCACGGCGCCAAGCACCATGTGCGGGTGCACCTGCCCCTCTTCCACAATCAAAGCAATGCGCCAAGCCGCCCAAAATGCGATCAGGGTCATACCAACGCGCTGCAGCAGCGTGCCGGCGTAGCACTGGCTAAACGCACCGGCCACACAGGCCAGGCTCACAAAGCACAACAAAACAATCACGATCTTTTCCATGGCTTACTCCCGAGGCAGGCCCAGTCGCATACGAACCCACTCGCGCACGATCGATGAAATGCCGAGATCAGCCCACGCACGAAAAATCGAATCGACGACGCTCATGCCAAATAGGCCGACCATCAGCCCCGCAAAGCCCTCTGGTATGCCTGTCACATGAGATAGCCAAGCCGAGGCGTACCAGCTCATCACCCCGCCAAAGGCAAACAGCGAGAACCTTCGCTTCCACGACCCCTGTATCCAGAGCATCGCGCCCATGCTCCCAAGCAGGCCGGGGGCCAACTTCTCCAAGTGGTTTAACCAATCTGCCGGCATTGCCTCTCCTTTGAATAGACGAAAAAAATGCCCCCTCCGGGGCAGTTGTGATCGACGCAAAAAAACCGCTCAATGGCGGCTGTCGTTACTGCTATCGGGTTGTTGCTGCTGGATTAGAGCGTTTGGGCGAGCACGAAAAGATCGTCTAGTTGCGACTCGGTACCACCAAGCTGCGCCCAAAGTGCTTGCAACGTTTGGTTGTTGCGCTCCCAGGTGGACGCGTTGAAGTCCAGCTCGGCATCTTCCCTCATGAAGTCGTCAGGGATCGAAGCGATCAGCGCTTTGACCGCCGCAAGCATGTTGCTATCTTCGCCGTAGGGCGTGCGAAGTAGAGCCTTCTGGCCTTGGCGACCGCTGCATTGTTGGGGCACTGGTGGTTTAAGTTTGGATTCGTCAATCTGAATATTAAGCATTTTGTTGACCCCCAATCCCGTCCATTAAATCAGCTTCATCAATAACCCATGCTTCTTGCAGTACAGACGGAAGGATCGCCACGTCAACAATCGCAAACGGCTTGCCTGTCGGAACGTCTTTGACTGCTACTTGGTGAATTGTCATTACTTGCAGTGCTTCAGGTGTTGGCATCATTACTGCCGGGACACCGTTGTCTTGTAGGTAGATAATTGCTTGTGTCATTTGGTGTCCTTAACGGAAAACAGCTACATTGCACTGAGTTAAGTCAGCAAAAGTGCCGTCAGTTTTATCGAACCTCCCAACACTCACTTGAACAGACGAGGCGCTTGGTAGCGACCCAATGTTTGTCGTCATGTACGCATAGTTGGTATTGTTCCCTATGACCCCGCCCACGACAGCGTAGTTGGCGTCAGGCATGGTATTTGTAAACGCTATCTCATACCTCCCCGTAGTGAGCTTGGTTACACTACTCACATTCCCACTCGCCCGAATTGTCGGAGGTGTAGTCGTACCGTTAAAATTCACCCATGCGCGACAGGCGTAAATAGGGGCACCACCAGTGGCATTTAATGCTTTCTTGGCCCCAACGTTATTAGCTGTGCTTAGCTCATCGACTGCAGCTTGCACGTCGTCAGCCGTCAATTCACTGCCGGTATTGTCATAAGAAACCTTTGCCGCGCCTGTCAGCGTACTCGGAGCATACGCGGATCCATCCCACTCAATTGGGCCTTTGCCGACAACATAGATCGGGCCTTTATCAGAGGTTGGAATATCGGCTTCAAGATACTGCGGTAGGGAGGCCTTGAATAGCACCCCCTCGACAACCCAAGCAGTGCCAGCGGCATTCCTGCGCTTTTTCAGGTTATTTCCCGTATCAGCCCAAGTGCAGTATGGCCAAGACATGCCAGCAGGATCATCCGGGCCAGCAAAGTCAGTAGCGATCGTGCGAATGATCTTGTTGATGTTCTGTATCGCAACCGCCCCAGGCAGTGGCGGGTCTTCAGAAAGCTGAGAAAGCTCTTGTGACATAGTTCTCTTCCATAAAAAAGCCCCGCACTTGGCGGGGCAATGGGGCTATCGGTGTCAGTAACCTTGACTGATCCAGTTGATGCTTCGCTCGACGTAGCCGGCGCCGTTGATGATCGAAACAAAAAAGCCCGTCTCGTCCGGCCCGCCCAGAACAGCCTGGTCACCATCCTCGGCATCCAGGATCGTGATCTGAACGTTCGGTACCGCGTGAAAATGCTTTTCGTAGTCGATTTGCAGGCCGCCGGCAGGAACCAGAACGCCCTCGTCGCGCTGAACCAAATCGGGAACATCGACTGTCCATTCAAACTTCGAAATGAACGGCACGATCAATGGGTCGCTGGTTTCGAGCACTAGACGGACATCAAAGTACCGGGCATTGACGAGACCTGGCACATAGTCGCGCCACGGCGTCCAATTGCCAGCCTCCTGCGCGTGTCTGATCTGAGGGCGCGCAGAAATTGCCTGTAGGTCGGAACCCCCAAGCAAGTCAGCCACAGCAAAAAGGTCGGGCTCGGCCAGCAAGTCCGCGGACATGTTGTAGGCCGCGACGTCGATATCAAAATCCACGCGCACCGGGGTCACATACCCAATGTCGACCTGCTCGACCTCGGCATTGGTGTAGACGCCCGACAATGCGGGCCCGCCGAACCAGAGCAAATCACGCTCAGCCAACAGATCAGGGCTATCAAATAGATCACCCTGCGGCGCCAAGGTCAGCTGGCCGTTGTAGACCATCGCACCGCCGCTGACGGTGCCTGACCAGGCTGGGGCCTCGTCCTGAACCAGAATCACGTTGCGAGTCAGCGTGGCGCCTGAGATTTGCAGGCTATCGGCAGGCCCGTAGACGGGCGCACCCTTATAAGCAAATCGAGCCGCAACCCAGTACAGCCCATTACCAACGGCCAATGTCTCGAGTGAGGCTGTAATGGCTACCAGCCTGGAGTTAGCCCACGACTGACCCATACGTATCTCGTAGACCGGCTGGCGAATATCGACCACCCGATCCCACACCAGCACCGTCAGCCCGTCGCGAAATACGCTAGTCAGCCCGGTCAGCTCAGGTAACGGCGCAGTTAGACCTTGGACGGTATAGCTCTGAGTAAGAGGCTGTCCTCGCCCTGCTGAAGATACGGGCGTAACCGTTAGGGTCACAACATCGCCAGTCTGAGCCTGTACCGTAAGCGATCGGTCTGTCATGCGAACCGATGGCCGTGCCGCGCCGTTAACACTGACCACAATCTCCGAGTCCATGGAGCGAGACAGAACCCACCCCATGCGTACATCAGAGATATCGGCCTGCACATTGACCAAGCTCTCGGTAAAGCCAATGCTGAAAACAACGCCGGCCAGTAGCGCGCCATCCCGAGGCGGCGTGTACAGGTAGGGATTGGTTTCGCTGGCGTAATACTGAGGATCGTCGTCGACGGCGCTGAATTTCACGCCGTCTTGGGTGGGCTCGACCGATGTAATCTTGAACCTGCGCCCAGGTGTGGCCATTGGATCAAAGAACCAGGCCCAATCCATGGGGACGATATCTTCGAAACCAGCGTCCCCCGGCAGGGCAAAATCTGACATATCGCCGACGATGGTCAGCTCGTCAACGTCACCGGTCAGCGAAACCACAGACACAACCCGCATTGCCCCTTCAGGGTCACGGATCATGAGGGTGCCGGTACCGCCAGACGGCACATGCTTATCCAACGTAATCACGTTACCCACACGCCCCAGTAGCCGCCCGGAATAGCCCCAGACGGTCAGGTCGTGGCTAATCTGAACGACATCCCCCCTGTTGGCCACCCAGCCCTCGATGTCCGTCTCCCAGCTTGTGCGCCGGCGGTGCCATACTTGTGAGGCCGCGATAAGGTTGGCCTCGCGCCCAGCCATGTCCGGGTTCGTGCACCCTTCAAGGTCAAGCTGCAGGGGGTTGGTCGCGCTGGTGGCGCCGGGCACCATGACCCGAACCTCGTCCATTTCGTAATCACGCACGGCATTAGAGAAGTTAACGATCACCTCATCGACGTTGCCCTCATTGATGTAATCCACCTTGAAAGTGCCCGCCTTGATGTTGAACGGGCCAAACATGGCGGTCACCGGCAAGTTGGCCGCATCCCAGATAATCCCGAGCTTGCCCGTTTGCCAGGTCGGCGAGGCCCGGCCCGCACGAGCGATGGTCTGCAAGACCTCCGCTGTACTGACCTTGCGGTCAAGCACATAGTCAAAGGTCAGGCTTTTCTCTTGGCAGAACAGCGCCCAGGCCTTGATACGATCGATATCAATCTGCGCGTCCAGAAGCCCTGCCCCGTATAGCCGCTTGCCCGAAATCTTCTTGCCGCGCGCAAAGTGCAGATACCACCAGGCCGGGTTGCGTGTGTGCTCAACCACCCAGGCAGAACCATTCCAAACTTGCGTTTTGGCCAGGGCCACAGCGTTGAATTCGTCGACGGCGCCGTTGAGCTGACTGGTCGCCTTGATCCGCAGAGCTACGCGCTGCTGGCTAAGATAGCTGGCTTCGTCCGCCTGGTAGGCCAGGATTTGATTGACCGCCGTCTCGTTCGACTCTCGGCTGCTCTTGATGTCGCCAGACTCCTTCCAGACTCGAATCTCGTATTGCCCTTTGGCCACCGACCAGCCTACGGTCTGGCGGGTCGGCTCCTGGCGCGCACCGGTCAGACGCACGCCCGGGGCCGAGCTGTACCCAATTAAAGGATCAGGCGCATACCCTTGCCAAGGCTGCCCAAGACGATACGGGTGTGGCTTCCAGCGCCATGTGCCATAGCGCGCGTTACCCCAATTGTCATAGTCGATAAACCCTTGCTGCCCTTCGTAATGATCCGCATAGTTCGTCGAACCAAAGCCCACCTGCGCAGTGTAGGAAAGGGCATATTCCGGATAGACCGTGACCTCTAGCGACCAGTAGTGCGTGGCGTATATCGCATCTTGAAGCAGGCCAATATCTGTCCAGGTCCCACCCACTGGCCGGTATTGGATACGAACTTGGGTCGTACGCGCATCAATACCGCCATCATCCCGGATGTAAAAAAGCTGCGCAGCAAGCTCAACCGCCAGATAGGTCACGTCTTTGGCTGTCGTGCGGCTATTAACAACGCCCGACTGCAGCGTAAAGCCCTGCAGAGTGTCCACGTTCCCCGGGAAAAGCGTCAGACTGCCGTCCGCACCCGAGACTTGCAGCTGCACGCCCTGGTAATTACCAATCGGGGTGTTGCCGATCTTGAAGTCGATCAGATCCAGCTCGCCAGCCTGCAGGCCAAAGTGAAAGGCCTGATTCAGATACTGGTCTTCGCCAACATACTCCGTGTAGTAATTGGCGGCCAAATCAGGCACAACCTTGTGCCTACCAAAGATAATCGGCATCGGCTCCCAGAGACGGGGCCGGTTACGGCCACCGGCAATGGCGTACGTCGGGCTGGTTTCGTACTTGCCACCGCTGGTCAGCTGCGGGAGCGTGGCCTTGGGCGGCGGGAGCAAGGCGTTGATCAGCAACGAACCGCCGATCATGACACCGGCTGTGAGGACTCCCATGCCGATACTGCCGGCGGCAAAACCAAGGCCAAGAGAAGTGTTCAAGAGGCCTGCAATATGTGGCGCAGCGATCACCAGCGCAATCATCGCCACGGTGCGCAGAATTTTCCCACCACCGCCCCCGCCACCTTCAGCAACTGCCTGAATCATCAGTTGATCGCCCGTGCGCGGGATGAGCCGATCCCAAAGGTGCATAGGTACGGGACGCGCATTGTGCCAAACACGGAACTTGGACCGAGGCAGGCCAACGCTATTGCGCTGAATGTAGGCACCCAGCGTCTCACCGGGCAAAAACTCTGCCACGTAGGTGCGCTTGCCCTCTGGAATGAGCGGGTTAGGCAGAACCACCAGAGGCGTTGCGTGCTTGATCAAATCCACTTGTAGTGTCCTTCCAATCTGTAGGCCCAACGTGTCATCTCGGCCAGACGCTGGCACACCACCGCGCCGGCGCTCTGATCCGCGTGCACGATCCAGGTTTCGCCTCCAATCAAGGCGGCCACGCCAATGTGAAAAAAGCGGCCACGGGCCACAAACAGAACGGGCTGGCCGTCGATCGGAGCATCGACCCGCACAGCGTGAATGTGTTTAAGCTCAGCAATCTGTTTAGCCTGGGCCCGCAGGCTTTTTGCGTGCGAAACAGGCAATTTCGGATCAACGCCCAGCACCTCCCGGGCCACGCGCTCGGCAAACGCCGCGCAGTCGCCGACCTCGGGAACGTAGGGTTGCCCGATATATTTGTCTGACCAATGCATTAATAGAGGCCCGGTGCGGTAAGGGTGTCGTAGCGAATTGCCACAGCGGGTTGATTCAAAGTTTCCTGGTAACCGAGGTCGCCGGACACCGACATGTTGTCGATCGACAGGCCTGTAAGGTCCATCGTCATTTCGTACTCGATAATGTCCGGCTCAGACGGCAGCACCATCAGAATGCGGCACTTAGCACCCTTGCCCCCGTTTGATACCTCAAGCCATTGGGTCAGCTCGCGGCCGATGTTGTCGACCGACAGCCTTGCCTTGGGCACCTGCTGATCAACATCATCAGGCAGGGTCAATTGAAACGGGCAGGCCACGAACTCGTTGCCACCAATGGTTATTGGCTGCGAATCATTGACCACCCGAATCGGCGCCACAAGCTCGGGGTGCGTGATTTCAAGCGCAACCAGGAACGGTTCATCGGCGCTGGTGGCCAGTAGGTTGCGTCGACCTTTGGCGGAATATGAAGTGGCCATAAAAAACCCGCTCAAAGGCGGGCATCAAGGGTTAAACGTAAGACTCAAGGAAGCAAGTAATCAAAGTCAGGCCGGTTGCCTGTCAGTTCCTCAACAGTGTCAGCAACGCTCGGCAAATCCATTTTTAAGAAATCCGCCCGGCTCCTGACTTTCTCATCATCCCATTCGCCAGCCACAATATCATCGACGCTCGCCTGAAGCATCCTGGCGTGCATCAGCAAAACCATCCAATTTTTAACGGTCCTTCCGGCCAAATCGGCGCCCAATACCCCGACCTTGCCCGCCAGCTCGGGCCAAACCATTAGATCTGGCGCTCTCATCGCCCGCACAAGCGCCATGCTCCGACCTGGCTCAGGCGGAACCCTGGCCTGCATAAACAACCTGCATAACATTACCGTATACACGCCCATCTCTGCTCCAATCGCCGCAGCAATGCTCTTTGCCTCATCATTCATGATTTTGTCGTCTCGTTTGCGGGTTAGCTTGGCGTTGTAAAGCGCACCCAAAAGAATCGCAATCAACCCGATCAAGCTACCCAGTAAAGCACCCACCCACTCAGCCATGCCTATCCCCTTGCTTTGACGAAGAAGAGGGAAGATTACCCGATGGTCTCGATTTCAGTTTGCGCAGCCCAGGTTGCGCCGCGAAGCTGCCAGGTCAATTCCCCGCCAACAAAGCGTGCCTGCTTTGAGATGCCGTCGACAGGATCGGTATAGGCAAACCAGCCTGATCCGCCCGACAAGCTTGTTTTGAACCACTCATCAAACAGAGACTTGTTTGTATCCGCCCCAACCAGCACAGAGCACTTTCGGCGAACAACGCGCTTTGTCCAGCGCGCGCGCTGCTTGGCCAGTCCGCCATCCATTTCAGTGCGAATAACGCCGAAATCAGGAGTCTCCGTGTAGCCATCACGCTCGATCGAGGCGTAAGTTGGAAACGTAGCCATTAACCAGTTACCCCCTTCATTCCTCGAGCAATAGGCCCGTTAGTACGCAGGTCTGACAAAATGACCTCCTGAACCCAACGTTTTCCATCAAAGGACATCGCGCCAGGCTTGGCCTGAACCGGCTGGCTTGACTGGTTGATAACGTTTAGCTGAAGGCTTGGCTGAGATGCTTGCGCAGGGGTATGCACAACACCGCCCCCCGCATAGCCACGGCGAAGCGACTCCAGAAAAGGGACACCAAGCCGTCCTGTGCTCTCCTGATCAAACACGTACTCGCCACGGTGAACCACGCCAGCGGGCTCAAATTTCCCGCCGGCGCCGGTGTAGCCGTCAGAGGCCCAGCCGTTAGCACCGATCAGCACACCAATGCCATCCCCACCGGCCATTTGCACCTGGCTTGCAGCCTCAACGCCTGAAACCCCGCCAAACAAGCTGCTGGCAATGTTCCCGAGAATTCCACCAATCTGACCTGTGCCGCCATAGTCACCGAACAGGGCCCCCGCCAAGTTGGCGGCCGCAGCGTCAGCAACCATGCGCGTGATGGTGTCCCCGAACGCCTGGCCGATATCGTCAAAGTTGCCCTTCAGAATGTTGTAAAGGCCGTCACCCAGGGCGTTCTGGATGTTCCTTGCCGCCTGGACAGTGAACTGATCCATCTGCCCCATGGACTTGTCGGTTTTATCAACCAACTGATCAAGCGCCTTTGAATACTCTTCAGAGGTGATCGCGCCAATGCTCAGGGCGTTCTGGAGCCACTCGGCTTGAGTAACCAGAATACGATCCTTCGACCGCCCTGTTGCTTCATCGAGAAAGTCCAGGTACTTCTGATACTCGCCCATGGCGTAGTCGATATTCATCGACTTCATGAAATCGCCGAGATGATCGGGGACCTTCTTTTCTTTGGCAGGTTTGCCCAAACCGCCCGAACCGCTGCCGGCGCCCCCAGACCCGTCTTCGCCCAACATGTTTTCGTACAGCTTCAGGATTTGACGCGTCTCAGAGTCTTCGGCTCGCTGCTGCTGGCGAAGCCAATACTGCTGCTCCATGAGAAGACCGCGCAGGCGCTCAGCCTTTCCCTCTCCCCCCATTGTGATTGGATCGATGTCGAATAGTGAAACCGACCCATCCTTGATTGACCCAACCAGGCCCGACATGTCCTTATTCAAAAGATCGATTTCTTTCTGAATGCGCTCCAGGTGCTGAGACGGGCTCTTCGAGGGATCTGTTAAGCCATATTTAGCCAACGCATCAAAGAACCCGTCCGAGTAACGCATGCCCTCGGCAAACTGGTTTGTCAGAGTCAATACCGATTTTGCCGCGCCCGCCATCCAAGCAACAAATGACTCAAATGTCCGTTTTGTTTCTTCCGAGCCAAGGGCATCTGTCAAATCATTGATTTCCTCAGTTAGGCCGTCGATACTTCCATCGCCGCCAGTCATCAAATCATTGACTCTGTTCTGCAGCGCCGCTAGGGCGCCACCCAGCGTGTCCCTGGCCGCCGCAGCTGCACCGCCATAGCTCGACTCAAGCGCCTGCAGGACAATGGCTTGCGCCTCAGCCACCCTGCCGGTTTTCTCAAGCTGCTCCACCACCTTTTTCTGCTCTTCGGTGAAGCGAAAGCCCTGACGCGAAAGAGATGAAAGTCCTTGGCTGGGAATATCCAGTGCCCGCCCCACAGTCTCCGCGGCCTGTTCAACAGACATACCCATGCGAACAGAAGTATCAACGACGGCTTGCATAGCTCGTGGGAAAGTTTCGCCGGCTATTCCCGTGTAGGAAAGCAATCGAGTCTGCGCCCTATTAATGTCGCCGGCACTCAAAGTTGTTGCATTCGCCAACGCCTCCGCCATGTCGTTCAGTTGCTTGACCGAATAACCGGCCGCCGCCCCCGTAGAACGAATCACAGCTGCCAGCTGTCGCTGCTCGTTTTGGGCATTGATTGTCTCTTGCGCAAACTTATTAAAAGCCATACCAAGCCCGACCCCGAGCCCGGCCCCGGCGGCAACCCCCACCAACCTAGAAAAAGCAGAACTTGCGGAAGATGCGGCCTTTTCTACCGTATTGAGTCTTGAGGCAACGCCATTGCTGCCATTTTTCAAACCGTCAAACTGTTTTTCGGCCTTGGCGCCAGAGGCTGCCATTTTGTCCAAGTCGGCGGCTGCCGTCTTTGCAGAGCGGCTATCAACCTCCAGCGCTAGGCTTGCTATGTCCATACGACACCCAATAAAAAGGCCCCGCGTAAGCAGGGCCAGAAACGACAAAGCCCCACGGTTAAGTGGGGCCGAAAGCAAAAATAAAATCGAAAATAGCCTTATAGTCCAAGCGCCCTAAGGATTTCGCCGAAGTGCCTGGGCAAACGATTTGAAAGTCTGAAGCCAGCCAAAATATCCGCCATTAATTCTTCAGTGCATGGATCTGCACAACGCCACTGATTCGAATTAACTCTGGACTCAACGTCTACCACAGGACAAATTCGCGGTTCGCGATAGTAAATAAAGCTGTCCCGCGTAATGAACGGATGTGCGCCAGCGTCGACCGTGCACGCACCATCATAAGGAAAACCGGGCTTAATTGAAGAGAAACTAACGAGCACAACTTGAGGCTGGGATCCATATCCATCAAAGACGGCAGGCCCAAGGGCTACAGCAAAAAGGTGCTCATTTGGACCTGATGGGATCATTAGGCAAGCCCCTGGCTTGCACCGCCATTCCGCCATCAGTACTGACTTAACACCGCATTGAGCTTGGCCTGCTCATTTAAATGATCCAGCACTGACCGAAGGGCGTCTCCGTCATAACCTAAAGCCCTTAGAAGCCTGCCGGTAGGAATGGGTCGACTCGAACCATTCGGGTCTTCCCACTCCGGGCACGCCTCTGAGTGAGTGTATTGCACAAGATCAAATTTACCCATGTGACCAAACTCAGCCCACACCGACTCAAGGACTTCCAAGTCGCCATTACTAAGTTCCAGCAAGTCCTGCTCCGGCGAGCGAATCATGCTCGGGTCACGAAGCGCCAAATCATGCCCTGACCTATCCTCAACCCAGGAGTTCCAACCGCCCTGAGCCTCGCCACCCCAACCATTCATCATATCAAGGGTTTTGGATAGCACTGGACCTTGTGGCAGAGAGACCAACCGATCACCAGTGATAGGCTCCCCAAACACGCGCAACGACTCACGCTCTGCTAAATACATCAGCTTCATTAGCTTTAGCAGTGGCAGACGTCCGCCGGCCTTGTGCAGCAAAAATGCCGCAGCCTGAGCGGTGCGTTTTTCATTGAAAAGTGTGGGATAGGTCATATATGAGAAGTAGAGCTTATGGAGATCACGCTGAAGATGCACCACAATGCCTGTTGGACGAATGCTACGCCCAAATCCATAAAGTTATTCGATTGGAATAACTTTACATTGTCAATGTACTCAAATTTGAGCAACTTAGCAATCCACTGACACTAAGAGAGCTCAACTAGTAAGCGAAGCCAGCTAACTTACAAACTCAAGCAAGTAACTGAAGCGTACGTTGTGTTAGGCAATAAAAACCATCAAAAGTTCCACTTTTTGCTTCGATGGTATCCTGACGGCTAAGTAGCCGTCAGGCGGATGACCCTTCAACATTTCACGCTTCCCCAACAATCCCATCATCCAAAAAATAGACGCGCTGGGCATCCTTTGCGCCCAGGCGCTTCTACTTTTTAGGCGGCGTCTTAGATTTCAGAATCTCGACCGGCAAGGGCTGATAAGACGATTGGAAAAAATCCGTATTTTCGTGCGGCTCGGCACTCGATGGACGGCGCATAGGCAAGCCAGCAGAAGCTAACAACGCCACCGGCCCAAATAAAACACCCCATAAGAACCAGCATATGCCACAGCGGTTCTTCTCTGACGCGACATATCCAGCAAATAAGCCGCATGCAAGCCAGCCAATAAGCAACCATGTGCCGGCAAGACTCCCCAGGATAAACATTAGTTCACGCATTGCTCTTCCAAAAGTATGTGACTACGCCCACTATACTTTGGCTAGCCTCTGCCGGGAAAGGCTGCAGGGCATCACCGTTTCATCAAAAGAAGCGCGTCCAGGCGCAATATCAAATCCAGCTGCCACCTCGCTAAGCGAATGCCTCTTAGCCTGCCCCAGGCGTCGATCTCGGTGAAGGAAAGAGACATGCCCCCATTAATGCCCTGTTGCCGCTGTGCCGCCAGTTCTTGAAACCAGCCCCAAACTGTCTCGGCACCCTCAGGAAGTTCAGGCGGATTCTGCAGGGCCGCCGGCGTTATCCCGGTCTTGGTCCTGACTTGTTCAAGCACCTGCCTAAGTGACTCGCCGCTTTCGGTTTTGCGCTCCAGGTCGAACAACCATTCAGCAAACGCGGCCAGTTGGTCACTTAGGCCTTGGTAAAAAGGGTTTCGTCAGCCGATGCGGCAATCACCTGGCGCGCAATGCTCCGATTCAGGCGGTAAAGCTTCTCGGCATTGGCCTCGGTACACTCCTCAGCCAATCCGCGCCAGCCAGCTGTGCGAACCACTGCCGACTCAATTTCATCGTCCAGCGTGTCCTGAGCGGAGAGCGCCGGTTTCTTGTTTTGGCGAGCCTTCATGATGGCGGCAGCGCGCTCGTCTGCTTTGCGAACAAGATACTGCTCCACCACTGGCGATTGCTCGCCTAATACCATGATGAAAACACCCGTACCGGTACCGTCGGCCCGTGTGATTTCGATTTCTTGGCCCTTGGTCGACGGAGTGCGGATGTCAAAGTCATCAATAGAAAGTGTTTTTTGCGTCATGGTTTTCCTTAAGCAGCGATAAAAAACCCGGCTCTTGGCCGGGCTAATGAAGTTGTAGGGAGGGCTGGATTTCGGCCTCCAAGCGCTCACGCCGCCGCCGAAACTCGGGGATTGCGCGTTTTCGTTCGAGCATCAGGCGCGAGCCGAACGAAGCCTTTACCTGAGTTTCGACCTCCTCAGCCACCAGTGCTTGAAGCTGCTGGTACAAGTTCTGGGTGCGCTGATTCAAAGCATCGCGCATGCGGTAGAACTCAGCAATCAGCCCGGCCTTGAATTCCACCACGTCGTCCGTGTTGCGCATCAGTGATATCAGCAGGGCCGCCTGTCGCTCGTTCAGCATTGCGTACTCAAGGTCTCCACCACCATGGCGACCGCGCAATCTTGGTCGGATTTCAAATCTGACCAAGCCGAACCTGTTCAATGTCTTCAGGTGCCGACGAATCAGTTTAATGACGCTGGCGTGCTGTTGTTTCATGCCTCGCGCAATCACAAGGCTGGACGCCAATGGCTCACCTCCGATGACAGAAACTAATGGTTCAAATGGTGCTCGCATATTCACTCCCTGCAATGCCCTGGAATGAGGTTGGCCGCAGCAGCGCCCCAGGGAAGGCGGTTTCGGATGCCTCCTAGCTGCAGCCAAAGCGTTAAGCGGCGATACGTGAGTCTTCAATCAGGATGACGGACTTGGCCTTAGCGTCCAGGCCGTCGCCATCCATCAAAGCCGTGAACTGGCAAGTGGCCACGGCCTCCCCAGCAACGTCGGCGACCGTGTAGCTTCCGAGTTTGATCTTGGGCATCGAGAAGCGCATGAAATGAGCGCTGCTGCCGCCCTCATCAAGCTGGATCGACAGCGACAAAGTGTCTTCATTGATGAATTGGTCGAGAATCGTTTTGTCCTGCATGTAGAGCGTCAGTTGGCCCGAAACCTCGACCACGCCAACAAACACATCCGGGCTCAGGTCCGATCCGATCACGGCGCCGGTTGTACCGTTGCCGTTGATGGTGAACTCGGCGCCTGTCACAACCGCTATGGAAACGCCATCTGCCTTTACTTCGCCAATCGCACCAGAAGCGACCGACGTGGTGGTGGCAGCAGTTGGCGTCGTGAAATAGCGGCTGGTGGCCGTCTCCATGTCCTGGCCAAGTACTGTGAATCCGACCGTGGCGATGCCGTTGGCCGGAATGCTGACCTGAGCCTGTGTGATGCGACACCCTGTAGCCGTCTCCGAAACGCTGATATCCGAGCGCCATGACTCGATGGTGAACGAGTCATTCGTGTGGCCCGACTGCGGCACAAACAGGTGGCCTGGCGTTGGCGTAGCGACCACACCTTGAACCCAGGCATTGCGCAGCAGCGCTGCCCACAAGTCTTTGTGCGTGGTGCATGAAATCTCGTCGTTCAGCGTGCCCTCGACCCGGCGAGTGCCATGGCGCATGTCGACAATCTGCTGGTGCGTGGCAATCTGGCTCGACTGATAGGTGTCTTTGATCAGGTTCAGGTCGAACGTGGTGCGGCGCATCTCTTGAGCGCCGGTCGCACCGGCCTTCGTGCCGAAAGTCGTTTCCTTTTTCAGCGCAACAGTACGGAAAATGCCTTTAGATATGGCCATGTCTAGCTCCAAAACAAAAAGCCCTCGCGAAGGAGGGCAAATAGGTGGTTAGATGGTGTTACGCGAAAATGTCTGCTCGATACCGGATGCTGACAGGAATAAACGAATACGGGCCGTCAGGCATCAGCCTGCCAACCTGAGGCGTTCGATCAATCACGACACGCGTTGTGCCTTGGGTCATTACAGTGCCACGAGCAAACAACGCGGCAATGCCAGCCGCCTTTGACTCCGCCGTGACTGGCCCGGATCCGGCCGGAACGAACACGGAGATCTGGTAGACGCCTTGATGTCGCTGCAGGCCCTGGCCAAGCACAGGATCGTCAGGCTCAGCCGTGAGCATGCTCACGCGCAGATAAGTGCCGTTTGGCGAGAATGGCCGGTCTTCCCAAGCAACCGGAAGCGCCGGCGTCTGTTGAGCGGCCCATGTCGCCAGACGCACTTCGAGGGCGGCTCGTATAAGGTGTTTCATGTCTGTCCTTGAACTGCGCGCCGCACAAAAGCGTCGAACTCAGCCAATGTGACGCGCACCATTCCTGATGCGGCCTGCTGTGACCACCCATACTCAAGCCTCTCGGCGTACGGAAGTGAATTGCTAATGTAGGTCTGCCCGCCGGCCTTACTGGCCCCGATGCTGGCGGCAAGTCGACTTAACGTGCCTTGCCCGCCTTTGTCCACGGCGTCTGTGGTCTGAGCATCGATGGCACCGACGCCAAACACCCAATTGGCTCGGAATCGACCAGTATCGACCGGGCTCTTGAGCACCACACTTCGGGCGAGGTCGAGTGTCACCTTGCGCACTACCTGGTCAACATTGCCGTTGGCCTTGGCCACAAACTTGGAAATGTCAGCGGTAAAGCTCATAACTGGGCCGTCGCTTGATAAATGATTGGATTGGCTGCATCCGGGCTCAGCGGCGTGCAGCCAAGCAAAGTCGCCGTGCTACCGTCGGGAAAGACTACTGTGTCGCCAGGGCCCGGCTCATACTGCATGCCGTACGCCGCGATCAGCAAGCCGCGCAGCGTGGACTCGATCAACGTACCGTTTTCAAACCTCAAATCGAAGGCCTGGACGGTACCTTGGCTGGCCGGAAGAACTACCGCAATACCAGTCCACGTTACTTCCACGTCCGTGGCGCCGCCCGTGGCCGGGTCGTACTGACCAGGAACCTTTCGCTTGAACGTCAGCTCTGCGGCATCGCCTTCGTCTTTTGCCTCCTGCAGCATCTGCAGGGCTTCTTGTGCGTCTTGCAGGCTCATGCTCTAACCAACTTGATAGTTGCACCACCGCCAACGGTCCAGCGCTTGACCAGGGCATCCACCCCAGCGAAACGCTTTTGACCACCATTAGCGGGCGCGGCGTACTTTTTGGTGATCGGGCCGATGGTCTTTTCGATGACGGCTGATGCTTCCACATCGGCCCAAAGATCGCCCGATTTACAGGCCAGCTCGCAGCAGGCGGACACGATTTCACGCGGGATACCTGCCATGACCGTGCGCGGCCACGCTAGGGCTTGAGATGCCGTGAGCTGTTCGCCCTTATAGGCATACTCAGCATCCAAGTACTGGGTGGCGCGGCGCAGGCGGGCTTCCTGCTCGGACTCAGAGCCGGTGAAGACCAGGTTGTGCGCGGCGGCGTAGGTTGTGCAGTCGGCTACGGAAATGTAGCTCTCGGCGCTGGGATTTGATCCAGTACCATCCTCGACAATCAGCGCCATATCAAACCTCCACCACAAAAGCTACCTGATGCCGATCCGTACGGCCTATCGGCTTGACCTGGCGACCAGTGGCCAGCCATTCGTTCAGAGCCTTCCACTCGCCCTCTAACCAGTTCTGGTAACTTCCGTCGAAGCTGCAAAGCTCGTCAAACAAGAGGATCGTCCCAGGCTGAATGTGCTCGTTCAGGAGCGTGAGCACGTCCCGCGCGCTGCTGTACAGATCGCAGTCGATGTGCACGAACTGCACGGGCTCGCCATGCTCAGCCAGCCAAAGCGGGAGCGTTTCAGAGAACAGCCCCTGCACCAGCTGCACGCCGATGGCAAAGTCGCGCGGAACATCGCAAGCAAAGTGACCTGTCGGGTGCTCCGCCTGGCCCATATCCCATGCCTCGGGAAGCCCTGACCACGTATCAAAGCCAAAAACGGGCGGCTTGCGAAAGTTTCGGATGACCCGCAGTGAATCGCCTTTGAATACGCCGAACTCGCACGCAATACCGGGCGGGGCCGACAAGCAAGCGCGCCGAATCAGGCTGTACCGTGTGTAAACAGGCGCAGACTCGATCAGCGCCAGCAAAGCACGTTCCGAATCAGGCAATCGTGCATCTGCCCTGTCCGGAATTCCGCCCAGGTCCACTGCCCCCATGCTGCTCGGCAAAAGTACTGCGTCCTGGCTTTCAGTGTGGGCAGACTTGGCCCGCTCAGACCCGCCCAGGCCGCCCCGGGCATAGTCGCCAGTGCCGGCACCCCTGCCAGAAGCGCGTCGTGTCCGCTGTTGCTGTTGCCCGTCACTACCAGCCTGGCCGACTTCAGCGCCTGCTCCAGAGTCTTGGCTGGACAGATCGGCAGCCCGTAGTTCAGGTGCTCCTGCAGAGGATGTGGCCGAATCATCAGGCCCGGCCACTCTCGCGCTTGCTTTTCTGCCCATTGCTCAAGTCCTTTTTCATCAAGTCCATGCGACGCATCGCCTGGGGTTTGGACGCATAGAAGCGGATAGCCCTCTGGGTTACCGCCGCGTTCGATAATTTCAATGCCCAGCGCATCGAGCCGGCTCGAATCGCAGCCCCAATCAGGAACGCGATTCAGGCCGCCTAAACTCACTTGCCAGTGGCCCGTGCGCCAGTCATGTGCGTGATTGGTGCGCTTGAGGTACCCGTAATCGATCACGAAAGCGGGTACCCCCAGCGCGGTATAGTCCCGCAGGACATCCCGCCCCTTCCACTGCAGGCCGAATACGGCCACGGCATCGAACCGCTCGCTCTGGCCCGGCGTGTAATCCGAAACCGAGCGGGCGGTTGGGATGCCGCCGGCCCTGATGGCGCCCTCACAAAACGCCTGAACGCCCTCAAAGCCGTTGCGCCCGTAGACGCCCCAGTGGATCAGCGACACTGGATGATGATGCCCGCCAGGTCTTTGTCGGACGTGGCGGCCTTATCCCAGGACCCAGATGTGCCCAAGGTGGCATCGGTCGGATTAGCGCCCGCCGAAGTGTCGTACTTGTAGCCCTTGATGCCCAGGTTGTAGGCATACTCGCCTTGCATGCGGATCACAAGGTTTTCAAGGCCGGTCACCTCATCAAGCACCACACGCTCGGACTCGCTGTTCTCCACCACCACGCCGCCAGCCGTCAGGCCAAGAACGTGATAATCGGTGTAGGCGCCGGAGCCAGAGCCGCCTGCTACCATCAGCGCATCCGAGTCGGTGACAATCACGGGGCGATTCAGTGTGGCAGGGGTGGCCGACTGCACTACCGTGCCCGACACGATGTCGCCGTTGGCGCTGGTGCCGATCTGGTGCTCCATCAGGTCGAAGTAGTTCTTCGAGTGCATGACCCAGGCGCTGATTGCGCTGGCGCGGTCGCCGAACTTAGCAAGGCCTTTGACCAGGTGGGCTGTGGTCAGCTTATCGGTCGCCGCATCGTGCAAGAGATTGGTGTTCTGCACGAGCGCTGCACGAGCGGCGCGCAGGCCGCTATTGAGCATCTCGACCTGCATGCCCTTGCCGATCATCTCACCCAGGAGAAAGGAAAACTCTTCCGGGCTCATGTCCATGGCGACCTTCGCGAAGGCGTCATAGGTTTGGTTTACAGGCCCGATCTTGCGGTTCAGCTTGACGCTGATGGTCTCGTCCATCGAGAGCAGCAGGTCAGTGGCTGCCGATACCGAGGTGGTATCTCGGCGGCTGACGATGTTCGCGATGTTCTTGAAGAACGATTCCTTGGCGAAGTCGCCACGGCGCGAGACCGTCGAGAGCAGGATGGCGTTGCCGGCACCGTTGAAGTAGTTGGAGGCTTGCGTCAGGGTCTCGACGATCCCGCCGCGCATTTCGTCTTGGTAGACTTTGAAGTTAGAGGCTTTACCGATGGTCATGGCTTATTCCTTGAAATTGAATTAGATGGTTTCGGCGTTGAGCTTTTTGCGCCATGCGTCAAGCCCGTTTTCGCCGATGAATTTCGCTTTTTCTGCTGAGGTCATTTCAGCGGCCTTCTTGGCCTTATCTGACCCTGCGCCCTTGTTGCTTGGTGTGCCGCTGCCAGTGGTTCCAGTAGCTTCAAACGCACGACCAAAGATGTCGGACTGGCGCATCTCGCTGACCAAATCCTTGATTGAGAGATAGTCTCCCTTGGCATTCACCCGGGGATTACCATTAGCGTCGACAACTCGCACGCTGTACTCGCCGCCTTCCTCGATAACGCGGACAGACGACTTAACGTGAGGCAGCAGAAGCGCCGGCACGCCTTTAAGCTCCGCAATGGCCGCAGTGGCCTGGGCATCGACAAGATGCTTCTCAATGGCGCGTTCCTTGGTGGTCAGCGAGTCAAGAAGCTGCTGTTTTTCCTTGCTGAACTGCTCGTTCATCTGGGCTTTGAGCTTGTCCCATTCGCCAGCTTTGTTCAGCTTGTCTTCCTCAGCCTTTTGCTGGGCTTGCAGAAGTTCCTGAATTTCCTCGGGCGATTTGCCTAAGGCTTCCCAAGACTTAACCTGTTTTGCAGCAGCTTTGGCAGCTTCACGCTCCTTTTGCAGTGCACTTTTCAGGTTCGATGGGTCTTCGTAGCCATCAAGGTCAAGACGAAACTTCCCGTCAACTTCCTTGTACTGGTCACGCAAGGGTTCAGGCACAGCGTCGATCGAATCGACAATCAGGGGTATTGGCATTGCAGTCACTTCCTCTCGAAGCAGGTTGATGCGCGCCAATCACTGGCGCAAATAAAAAGCCGCCGAGGCATCACACCATGGCGGCTTTAAAAAACGTGTCTTTTATCCGTATCGCTCACGCAGCTGCGCAAGCGTTAATTCGCGACCTCGCATGTTGGTGAGGTCGCGCAGGGTAATCTTCCCATCGCGGTACAGTTCGTATCGGCCTGGGCCAAACCACTCACGCTGCACGGCAACGGGCTTGGCTTCGATCCACTTCTCGAACGTCAGGCCTGCCGATACTTGCCCGTCTGCGCTTGCCCTGGTCGTTGGCTCAAACTCATCAATGTCCAGGCCCAGCTCACGGTAAGTCTTTAGCCAGGGCGTTGTCGCGCACCGGCAGTTGATATGAATAGCCCCCGGCCCAGATCCCCACGGCAGCGTGTGACCCGCCGGGCGATGCTCCATCGAGTACTTCTTGCCGTCCCTGGCTGCGCACACAGGGCATGTCCTGCTGTCGAGTGTGCTCACCCAGTAATAGCCATTCACAACATCATCGTTGGCGGCTATGGCTTCTTGAACGCTCGCATTGGCCACGGTCATCACAGATGAATGCGCTAGGCTTCTGGCTTGGCGAAGCGACACATCGATAACACCCGGTTGGCCGCGCATACCGACAATTCGCCGCGCGATTTCATCCGTGGTCTCGCCAGACGCAAAGCCGGTACGAACCTCCTGCGCGAATGCACGGCGAGCCGCATCGCTTTGGCGGCGCCACCATTCAGCCGTTGGCGCCCCGTCTATCAAAAGCGACTCAACACGCACAGAAAGGCGAGGCGGCTGCTTAAATAGCCCCACCGCCAGACCGCTATTGACTGTGGCCACCGTCGCCTTGCCCGTCAGCTCTGCGAACTCTTGCAGCTCATTGGCCTGCTCAGAGGCGATCGCGTCAAAAACCTCTTTTGCCTCAGCCCCGAAATCGCGAATAGCTTGATCCTGACCGGCTTTCGTGTCGAGCCTTGCCTGAGCAGCGATCTTGCTCGCTATGCGCCTTAACACCTCAACCTTGATCGCGGCCTTGCGCTCTTGGGTGGCGGCAAACCGCAGTGCCACAATTTCATTGTCCAGCAGCCCCGAGGCTATGATCTGCTCTATGCGGTTCATGCGACCTCAGTGAGTGCGCCTGCGGCGATACGCTCCTGCTCAGCCTCCCAGTCAAGGTCATCGGACAGAACCCCTCGGCGCTGCAGCTCACTGAACAATGTCTGTGTCGAAAGCTGACCGGCAGCGGCCATCTGCACGAGCGATTGCACCGACTGATCGGAGATCACCTCAATATCGAAATCGTCATTCACGGCAACCGCCCCAGCATCTTGCTCGATGCCTTGCCATGCGGCCATGTACTGCAAGGCCAGATCGACGGCATCCTCCAGGGCCTGGGCCATGCGCCCAAGCTGGGATTGCTCATTGATCGAATCGTCACGGCTCTCGGTTGCTGTTTTAGCGGCGGCCTGACCCTTCTTAAGTAAGCGCGCACCGGCCTCGCGCATTTCGTCTTTCAGATCTTCAAGAGCCAGACGCCCGGCGGCAATCGCGGCCCCTGTATGCTCGATGTACGAACCCTTTGCCTCTGGATGATTGGAAGTCAGGGCATAACGACTCCCAAACTTAATCTCCCCCTCCTCGATCCCCGTCAGGAACAGGATCGGATTGCGGGCAATATGCAGGTTGGTGTCCTGCTCAGATTGCTGCTGCCAATGCTTGATGTTCAGGTTCGCCAGGTGAATAAGCGGCGGGGTTGCCGTCATGAACCCGGTACGGTTGGTGTATAGCGTCACGAGAGGGATGTCAGGGACAGACATCAGCCCCTCATCGAACAGCAACCACCCGCCGTTTTCAGCGGCGCGGTAGACCTGCCAGCTCCCCCGGCGCAGCACCCGAATCTGTTCGACGCTGGCCACACCAAAGTCGCCGTCATCCTCCTGCACCGTCTCCTTGATGCGAACCTGAGTGAGCTTCTCCACACCATTGATGCGGGCAGACTTCCAGCCGATGACCTGCTTTGGGTTGATCACCGTGGCATAGGGCCGACTTCCTGACTGGCGCTCTTCGGCCAGATTGCGGGGCTGCTCCTCAACGCTGGGGTAATCAATCAGCAGGTGCGACAAGCCATAGGTCAATGCCTCGTCGAACCAATCGGCCGCCACGATATCCAGGCGCGAGCCCTGCAGATCAAAGTCTGCCGTTTGCTGGCGAATAACCTCGGGAATGCTTTCACCCAGGACGATAGGACGCATAAATACGCGACCAACCATGTTTTCAACAGTCTGAGCCAGGGCCGGATACAGAACTGCAGAGCCCAGACGGATTTTGTAATCCTCATCATCCTCGGCAGGCCATTGGGGCAGGTACGCCTTGCCCGCCGCACGCATGGCGCGCGTGCCCCCTTTGAGCGCATCGATGAGCTGCCAGTCAGACAGCATCGCCTCATACGCTGGTAGCGGGGTAGAAATATCTGCCATTTCAGAATGCTCTCAATTCAATCTTGGTTGTGGTGCGTTTTCTGCGGCTCATCGCCACTGCAAAGTACCTAAAAGCGTCGGCGCCGTGACTCGACCAGTCGTGCAGCGGCTTATCCTTCCAGCAGCCGCGTTTGTCATCCCACTCTTTGCGGTAGTTCTCAAGGCAGCTAATGCCCTCTTCGCAAGTTGGCTGATGAAACGCGCAGTGCGGCAGGATTTCCCGGGCCTGATCTATGCCGTCGTCGACGCCAAGCTTGGGAACGACATTGAATTTGATGCTGTATTTCTGCCCGTCGATCTCGTAGCCTTCCTTGGCCAGCTCACGTCGAGTCTTGCCATCGCTTCCAAACTCGCGGTTGTCAATATCATGCGGACCCCAGTGATCGCCGTAGGCGTAGCCGCGATCCTTCAGCACTTTCATGTAGTGGCGCAAGCCTTCGCCGGAGTTCTCGTAGTAATCGACTACGTGGTATTCCTCGCCAATAATCCGTACAAACCAGATTGCCGTCGAATCGCCAACCCCAATATCCCAGAAGGTATGCACAGGCTGGTGACTGTTGTCGGGCAGCTCGCCAATGCGCTGCTGCGCATAGAGCTTGGCAAACTGCTTGGCGTAGTAGGCACCCTCGACAGACTGCTGGAAGGCCTCAGCCGGTATCGACGGGTATTCCCGCTTCATATCGTCGCCAAGGGTCTTTTCCTTAGCGTGATACCAGGCCTTCTGCCCTGCAGTGAGGCTTATGCCGTGCTTTCCCTCGAGCTCGGCGAAATAATCAACCAACCGGCTTGGCAACGCGCCAACCGGTTCAATACTGTATTCAGGGTTCTTCCACCAGGCAAAGAAGAAGAACTTCCAATCTAATTGCCCTAAGGGCTGTTTGGCTGCAGCCTGCTTTTCTGCCGCCTGCGAATACTCGAAGAAATACCCTGCGCGACCCTCAGCCGTCGATTCGATAGTGACGAAGCAGTTTGCAGCAACAGCCTCAAACGCTCCCGTAACAATCTCTCGCGCCTTATGCGGAAACTTCGCGCATATCTTGCCAAACTCCGATACATGAAGGTATCGAAGCGTGCCGCCACGAAAGGATGTGCTGACATACAGCGAGCCGCCTTTCGCAAACACCAATTCGCCAGCAGCATCATTGCGCGCCGGGTTGGCCAGCTTGATCTCAGCAGGCAGATTGTCATAGGCGTACTTGATTTTTTCCCTGAATAGCCGTTTGGCGTCGTTCAGGGTGTGGGCAATCAGTGCGCACTTGGCCGACTCGAACAGCGCGGCATCCAACTGGATGATGCATTGCTCGGTCGTAAAGCCAAGCTGCCGCGCCTTCAGAATGATGTTTCGGGTATGCAGGCCCTGGAAGTACTCCAGCTGCTCTGCAGTCATCCGAAACCGTACTTTTTTGCCTTGCTTGTTGGTTATCCAATAAAGGTGATTCAGGCGCCAATGCTTATCCCGAAGCTTTTCCAAGTGCTCCGGTTTCATAATCACGCCTCGGTCGATAAGTCATCCATGAGCGAAGAAAGCGATTCGACAGTGCTGTCGCCCTCTTCTGTGTCCAGGTTGTATGCCTGCCGCTCGCCCTTGATGACTTTGAGCTGGGCGTCAACACCAGCGTTCAGCGACCGGGCGAACTCGTTGTGGTTGTCCTCTGTAACTTCCATGGACTCCAGAGCCGTGCAAAGCTTGCCTGCAATACCTCGCCACTGCGCGAGCACAGTGCGGTGAGCCAGTACGACAGCGGCGGCCTCGCTCGCGGCTTCCTCAACAATCTCCTCATCGGTGCGCGGCGTGCGTACCTGCGTACCAGCCGTGCGTACCAGCTTGGTCTTTGTAGCCGCCTTGACCTTCCCGGTAAGGTCTCGCATCCAGCCCTCTTTCTTGGCCTTCTTGCGAATCGCGCCTTCAGTGATCCCGTATTTTTCTGCTATTGAACGGATGGACAGCGAGCCAGCACGGTAAGCCGATTCGATGGCCTCCCAGTCTGGTGCCTTCGTTGTCATTGTGATTTCCTATTGTTTTGCTGGCCGCCCGCATTCATGCCGCGCCTATCGCGACCGCTCAACTTCGATCTTCGCTGCCCTGGCCACCCAGTATCCCACCCTTTTTGGGTCAGGCCGCAAGCCCGTGACCGAAGCCACGAACACAACCCCGCGCAGGTACCATTTCAGCCACCAGGCAAGTTTGATTGAGAAGGTGATTTGATTGGTAGCCATAAAAAGCAATACCCGCCGAACCGTGAGGTCAAGCGGGCATTAAAAAGCTTCCGAAGAGGCGGAGGAGACAGCGGGAAATAGGTACGCAAACCGGGCGCTACCCGGTCAAAAGCTTTTTGGTTTCGGAGCTGGCGTAAACCCGGTGCATCCGTCCGTGGCGTTTAAGTGGTGGTAATGCCCAAAGCCTTAATAGTTGGGCGGGTGAAAGCAATCCACTCCTCGGGGGTCTTCGTCAGAAGCGCCTCACGGCCCGCCAAAACTGCCTCAATGTCAAAGATATGATCCCACAGACCGTGCATAGGGCCGACTGGCTGCGCAATCCTCCTCATTGCAGCAGCCATCCGTGTAAGCTCAGCTCTTTGCTCGTCGGTCATGGCTACCATGAGGGTCACAGATCCTTTTCGTACGAGGCCCAAACAGCCTCACCTGTTCCTGAGCATGCGTCTTGGCCGTCTTGAAGCCCCCACTCAGAGACTTCGAGATCGCCGTAATTCTTTTCGGCGCGGGCGGCCTCTGCGGCCTTGATCGCTGCCGGCAGGGCTGCATAAACGCCCAGCACTTCGCCAAACTCGTATTGGTGGTTCCTGTGCAGCACGTAGACTTTTTGCATCTTGGCTCCATGTCGGATGCTATGCAAAAAGCCCCACCAATCGGCAGGGCTTCATAAATTCTAGGCGGACTTGTGGCCCGACATGCACATTATCGCCGGTATCAGTCCGATTTGCAAGCCCTCTCTATCGCCGTAATCAGCGCCAATGTGCACTCCGGGCAGCCCTCAGGATGCAGGCTCATTGGCACGATATTGCCATCATCGTCGGTCACGGTGTTGCCGCAGCCCTTGCGCCACTCAGCGATCATTTCTAGGATGGTCATTCGTTGCTCCCTCCATCGCCCAGCGCCTTAGTTTGCTCCAATATCATTTGTAGATACCGGGCCAGCGCCTCTATTTCGTCAACACCATCTATCTTGATGTTGAGCGCCTGCTTTCTGCCCATACCAAATTCCTCGTACTCGTATTGAAAATGGAGCGTTTCAGAATCAGCGTCAAACGATACTCCTAAGTTACCCTCGAATATCTGGCTAAAGGTCTTGCCGCCATCATCGGTGCGAGCATTGCCCTCAAACGTAGTCAGTATAAGTTTCGCTGTTGTCATTTCACCATCCCCCTTCTCTTTAACATCGGCCACAATTTCTCTTTGGCCGCCTGATACGCTTTATGTTGATCCTCAATGCGCGGGTTACGGTGAACGCTTACCCCCACATACTTGTTCCGAAAGTGTACGCCTATGGCCGCCCGCTCCAGGTAGTGCAGCGTGTCAATGCAAGCGCCCACTGCCTCTGCCGTCACGCGCTCAAGCCTGGCATCCCTGTCGTCGCCCGTATCGTGTACGTCGCCTGCGTCATGGCCTCGGCATGATGGGCTTACCCTTGGCGCTCCTAGCGCTGGACGGTAGCGGGCCTCGTAGCTGTGCCACGTCTCAAGCAACGCTTCGACCTGCTCCGACTCATCCTGCGTCATACCTTCCCCCTTGAATAGCTGCTCTATCCCTGCCCTTGCCAGTTCCTGCTTGCCTTGGCGGCTTTTGGCGTGCTGGCCTGCCTGTCGCTGGCGAATTTCCTGAAGGCGCTCCGCAACGAGCGAAGGATCCTTCATCATCCATTTTGGCAAGTCCATTACGCCCCCCCTTCCAAAACCGTGCTTGCGCTCCTGGCCGTTTCCAATGCCCTTCATGGTTTTGACCGGCGGCTGCGCCTGGTTAATGTCCTGTCCTCGCGGATGAGGCTTGACCTTGAGCTCTTTTGGCCGGGCTTTGATTCGGGTATTCATCAACCGATCTCCACAACAACGAAGCCCTGACCTTTGGTGTCCAAGCAGTCATCCAGCGTCCAAGGCCTAAAAATCCTGTCGTCTACGCCCAGCGCTTTGGCGATGCCGTCGACGTAATGCTTGATAGCTCCGATGCAACCCTCGATGTCGCGGTTGCGCCGATCCGGGAATGCGAACATGACGCTTACCGGCATGCGATCCGACGGCGAGAATGTGTGCCGCCCAAGGGCTTGCTTGGCAGCAAGAAAACCATCCTGACGAGCGCGAACCTTCGGGGCTTGGAATGTGGCCCAGTGCCTGCCGCCTTTGGCGTTGGGAAATAGAGCCGGATTTGGCCAGGGCAATGTGATAATCAAGCGGTCCTGAGTCATGCAGGCACCTCACCCAGCGCACGCTGTGCCATGGCTACAGCCGTTGGCGATTTGCCCTTTGGATTTTCCAAAACGCGGCGCGCCCATGCCTTATGATCCTTCCGAGATTTACTCAAGACATCGCCAGCGCCAAGCCGCTCCATGGCTTTTTTCGCCTCGGCCTCGCTCATCTGCGTCTTTTCTGGCGCCGGCAGCGCGACATGAGCATCAGGAACAGCCGCCCACTGTCCTTTCGCCAGTTGATTGGCCAATGCCTTTTCCCAGCGAACCTTCATTACGCTGTAGCCGCAATTGAGCAAGTCGTGCTGCCCTGCCTCAATGCCAGCGTGATAGACCGCTGGGTGCGACCACTCGCCCCGCTCGCCCTTGCGTCGCGCAGCCATGCCTTGAACCGCCTCATAGAAAGACGCCTCAGGGTTGATTGGCGGTCGACACATGGCCATAAACTCGGGCAATGTCGGCGCAAAGCCCTTTGTCATTGAGCGGCATGCATCCAAACCTCGTTTTATCTCCTCGCCGGTGTAGCCAGCGAGCTCCTCGGCCCATTCGGTCATCATGACGTTTGGATCAATGCCTTCCCACTGCTGAGCAAAGCGGGCTCCGAAAAGCACTTGCATTTTTTGAACGAGCTTTTCGACCCACAGCTTTGGTAGCGGCTGCGCCTGATTTTGGTTAACGACCTGCATCGATCACCCCCATGTCTTTCATCGGTTGTCGGGTTGGTTGCCAGAACGAGGCCATCCAGCTGGCGCGCTCGTCAGCTCTTGAGGTCCGAGGCTTTGGCGCAGCTTTTGCCGCGCGAAGCACCCCTTGCAAGTAAGCCACGGGCTCCATGGCCTTGCTGTCGACACAAGCCTGAAGCGCAGCAATGACGTCCTCGTCACCATGGGTTTTGCGCAGCATGCCCAGCATTGACCTGGCGTTTTTCTCAGAAACACCTGATGCGGTCAGCAATGGAACCCCTCGACCGAATATGACTTCAGCGGGATCGATTGGCGCATCGGCGCCCGATACGTCAGTATCGGAATAATTGGTTCTTGGTTCTTGGTTCTTGGTTAGTTGCTCATCTGTTGAACACTCGTTCAACGGCTGTTCAACGTCTGTTCTTTCTTTGCTCGTCGGCTCTTTGACTGATGCTGTACGTTTGTTGGTTTTAGGCGTACTTTTATGCGCTCTACGGGCTGCACTGGCCTTGCCTGCTGCGGACTTTGCCGAAATGTTTGCCCTGTACTTCTGAATCTCGTCGTCGCAACGATCGTGAAACCATCCTTGTTCAGTCTTTGTAAAGAACTCGTTCAACACCTGTTCAACAGCTGTTCGTTCTTCGTCTGAACGGGCAATGATCAGACGGCATAACGCGTTGAAGTCCAGCGTTAGTTCTGCTTCGGTGTCGTAATACAGGTCAATCAGATCCCGGTAGACACTGCGTTCAATTCGCGTAAGGTGCCTGGTGGCGCTATTGAAGTCGCCTATGTGATGTGGGTAATAATTCATGCCGCCTCCAATTCATATCCGGCAGCGGCCAGCGCTTCCTTGGGCAAGGCGTGACCTTGGTCGACCAGCAGCTGCACGCACTCCCTAAGCAGGTCACGCTGGGGGCCGTACTTCGCCTCAAAGCGCCCTTTCCATGGATGCACAGCGATTAACCCGGGCGCACCGGCGCCGTCTTGATGGTGACCGGCGCAAAGGCCAAGTACGAGCCAATGAGCACCCGGCTTGGTGCGACCATCGATGTGGTGGATGCTTACGGGTGTGTTGTGAACGCCGTCCTTTCGGCACGCAATGCAGCCAAGATCGGCAAGAAGGCCGTGATAATGCTTTTGGGCAAGGGTTGCGGAACGGCCTTTCATTCGCCAAACCCTCCCAATACGGATTCCAGTGTCTCCAGGGCCTGAGCTGGGCTCAAATGCGGCCACATGGTTTTGCATGCGTGCGGTGTACGTAGAAAGGCGACAGCATCCGTGTGGAATTGCTCCATGTCGGCCTGCTCAAGCTTTGCGTAGCTGATGGATTTCGGTACCGGAATAACGCCGCCTTTGGGACCCGGGTACCAGTCGACAAAGCCGCTGCCGGTTTTCAACCAGGCGCGAAATGCCTCAAACTCTTCAAATCGCTCCTGCGCTTCAAATACAGCAGACTCAAGCGCCATGTGCTTGCGGTGGAACCAGCCGATGCGCTCCTGGTGGGTGCGCAGCTCGACCATCTCACCGGGCTCAAGCTTCATTAATCGATTCCAGAGCCGACGCCATTGTTTTTGCCCGCGCTCACCAAGGCCGTCGACAAAGCCGAACATGGCCTTGCGTGCGATGGCCTTTTCTTGCTCGGACAGCTGAACGTCAGGTTTGCGCACCAGGGTAATTTCAGCCATAGCTAGCCCACCATCCCGCGCAAGCGCTGTTGAATTTCGACGACCTCGGTCATGAAGGCCTGCCCTACCTCCTCGATCTTGGTCATTTCCTTGGCGCTCAGATCGCCATCGGCCAAGGCGGTATGGATTTCCTGGGCAAACTTGCCTTGGGCGACCATCAGGCCCGTGACGTGCTCGAGCACGCTCATGTCCGATTCGACGGTGCAGTTCTCAGGGGCCCGCACCAACAAAAATCCGTGCTTATGAGCCAGGGCTCTCAGTACCCGGTAGTCGCCCGTCAAATCCATGATCTTGTCGACGTCGGCCAAGAGCGGCTTGTTGCACTCTTTCTTTGGGTCAGCCTTGTTGCGCAACACGGCAGCGCTCATGCCCATGCGCGGCGCCAAAGACTCTGCCCCGCCGGGCTGGTCATGTACCGTGTGATAGAAGGCGTCAATTGGGTTCATCTGTTACCCCTGAAATCTGATGATGTTTTGTTGCTAGTCCTGGCCTACAGTGGCCACATGGACAAAAAAATCAAACGACAACTACGAATTGCGCCGGGCGCACCCAGCCTCGAAAATGACCTCATGAGCCAAGACATCCGCGCTGAATTGATTGACGAAGCCTTCGACCTTGCTTATGAGGCCTTCGAAGCCCCAACCGACGAACACATCGAATGGGTGTTCGAGCGGTTGCTGTTCAATCGCGCTATTGGGGTCGGGATGGCTGGGGCTGTGACGCTGCATTGAGTAGGTCAATCCCAATCGGTTACGCTCAGAATCTCCAGTAACTGAACTTATCCAAAAGGAATTGACCATGAAAAAAATGCAGCTAACTGGCGTCACTGTTTTTGACGATGGAACCACCTTGCACGCAAAGCTTCGCTCATTTGTTGACGACGGCGATGTTTCGCATGAGCTATCTGCTAACGTTGTCTTGCAGTACTCGGATGTTGATGTCATGAGCCTCACCTTGAGCCAGATTCAGGACGATGCTCGTAGCCGTCTGAAGACAAGCGAATGGCCCTCGATATAGGCCCATTCCTTCGCAGGTCTTTGAGCATGACGTCAATGACCTGCTGCGAATCGAGGGGCGAAGATTTGATTTTCGACAGGCGCAACTCCAACGCAGGCCGGATCAGCCATAGAACGAAACGGGCATATAGGGTTTTAAGCATGGGAGGGCTCCTTGATTTTTTTTGACTTAAGAGCGCGCCCATGCAGGGTTAGCAAACGATTGCCGTTAATCCATCTCATGTCGCGCTGGTGCCCAGCAACCAACCCAGCAATGGTTGGTTGCGATACCCCGGCTGCCTTTGCGATTTGCGCCTGTGTCAGACCGCCAGAGATGAGATCGTCAATAATTTTTTTCCAGTCCATATCCGAATAATATAGGAATTCCTATTTATCAACAATAGGCAAAACTATTTCAAATGGCATCAGAATGCCTATATGCAAACATTTGGTAGCCGTCTTAAAGACGCTAGAAAAAAAGCGGGCCTAAGTCAGAAAGAGGTAGCCAACAGAATTGGTACCAAGCAGCCGCTTATCTCCGAGTTGGAAAACGACGAGTATCAAACCTCGGGCTTTACGCCCAGGTTGGCGCATCTTTACAAGGTCAACGCTCGATGGCTGGCGGAAGGCAAGGGGCCGCGTGACGCTTCGGCGATTGAGTTGCTGGACGATGTGGAGCTGGAAGACCTTCTGCGCCGTTATGCAAATCAAGATGACTCAACAAAAGCGATAGTCCAATACCTATTGCGAGAGGACCAAGACCCTAGGCCCGCATGGATGAGCGAAGGCACTGCCTCATTCATAGAAAACGCCAGGCAGCTTGTGCGAGAGCAGTTGCAGGCTGCCAAACAAAACTCGAGCACGGAAAAGTAACGCATGCAGAATCAGGCAACTTTGTTTACCCATGAAGTAACAAAACTTTAGTTTGATGTTTATTTGTGAGGAATCTTGCGTGAAAAACCCGCTGACCATCTTCGTTCTAGCTATAGCCCTAGTGGGCTGCGCCCCAGCCACTCTCGAGGGCGTCAGAAAAATGGGGCCGGATCGATCCTACGCATTCACTGCTGCGCAGAACTACCAGCAGGTCTATCGAACCGTTTTGGATCAGGCTAGAAAGTGCTATCAAACTGGAATGATCACCGCCCAGATGGTCGTTCAAGGCGATCTGTACCACGACATTAAATCGGGCACGATATCTGTGGCTCTGCATGGCGGCCTCGGTGTAGACACATACCAAGTAATCGACATAAGCGAGACGGGCGAAAACGAAACAAAAATCGTTGGGCACTACTCACTTGGCAGCGTGCAAAGCTACGGCTCATTGCTTGAATCCTGGGTATTGGCCGGCAACAAAGAGTGCCAAGTTTGACTTATGACGACCAACCGAAAGCCAGCGTTAAATCAAAGCCACCCCGGAGACAAACCCATGTTGAAGAAATTTGCCGCCCTGGCCATCGCGGCCGTCGTTGGACTAGTGACGTTTACGCCCGAGGTATTCGCCCATGGTGGCGGTTGTCGTAAAGACTCGCCACCGGGCCAGTGCTGTCACATGGACCGCAAGACCGGTACTAGCCATTGCCATTAAGCAGTATGCAAACGCCCACCCTAGTACTGCTCTCGATCGCGGCCGTCTTTGGACTGGCGCTTTGGATAGTGTGCCGGCGGGATTGATCCAAATACTTTTATAAAGGAAACGTTTTGAAGAAGGTTGTAATTGCAACACTCGCGCTGGCTTTGGCCGGCTGCGCTACCAAAAACTACGGTCGCCAGGGCGAACTGACCTCATACGAAAAAGAAACGATGACATGCAGAGAAATCGCGCTTGAAGAGGCGAAGGTGATGGGATTCCTCGAGCACGTCAACAAAGAAAGTGAATTCGATGGGCGCTCTGTCCTTTCCTTCTTGGGTGACTTCGGGATTGGGAATTTGATGGAAAAAGATAACGCCGTCAAGAGTGCAAATACGCGGCTTGCTCAGTTGAAAGAGGTTTCAACTCAGAAGAAATGCGGGCAGGGTGCCTCACTGTAGGAGCCCCATAGCATTTGGATTGGCAATTTCAATCCTCGCAGGGCTGGATTCCGTTACGCCGAAGGAGTGCTCTCACGGCATTGGTTCTGGCAAAAATTAACTGCCAGGCCAACGCTGTCACTTGATTCAAGATAAGGGTGAAGTTTGTTGTCATTGAATGCTCAAAACGCTCGAACATTTAGATCAAAGATTAACAACCCACCGCAATGAACTCCGTAGGATCAAGCAAGTAATAATTAAGACAAATTATGACAACAGAATATACAGAAGCAGACGCGCCGAAACTAACAATTAGCAGCGTTGAGGAAGCGCTAGAGTTGCTTGATAAATTGGGGGAAGATGACTTTGCTTTTACGGATCGCGATTATGAAAACCTAGAAATTACGGGCGTGGTAGCTACGCTGGCGATCGAAATCAATGGCCCCCCATTCCATGGGACGATCACAGGTGGGCTGGCGAGGGGCTTGTGGCATTACCAGAAAGAAATTTATAAGGCAGCCGCATTCGCCATCTACAATAATGATAATTACGGGAAAATACCTCGACAAGAACTAAAAAACTACACGCTGGTCTTTGATGTTGACGAGGGCTGCACAGAGCTTATCGCCAAAATTCTGGATATCGGAAAAAGCTTAGTTGAAAAAACCATGGACGGAATGACCCCAAAGGAGAAGGCTTCCTTATTGCTTAAAATCACACTGGCGATCAGCGGAGCTGCTGCGAGTGTCGTAATTGCAACAGCATTTAGCGAAGACTATTACAACCACAAATCAACTGTCTTGGTCGAAGAACAAAAAGCTAGGCAGGCCGAAGCAACTACAGAAGAAAATATCGAACGCATTAAGTCCGAAGTGGAGCGCGATAGGATTCAAGCCCAATTGGTTGCATCTCTTTTGGACAAAGAGCCTGTTCCTAGTCGCTTCAATGCAGCATCAGCAGAAGGGATTAAGGCGATTGCCAAGTACAGCCCAGAAGCCACAGCCCTAAAATTTGGCAATGTAGAGCTCGGAAAGGAGCAGTTGGAAGAGCTTAATCAACGATCATCAAGAGAAATCCCCGACGAATTCAATATTGTTGGATACTACCGAGTGACATCAACGACTGAGCCACTACCAGATGGAACCGTGAGGGTTGGCCTTTCTGGGAACGGTGACGATTTTACTGCTTATGTAGACTTGAACAATGAAGAATCGCCGATCACAGATGAGCAATCGGACGCATTGTTTTTGGCACCAAAAACAGGGGAACGACTTTACATGAATGTACGAATAAGACGTGCCAGTGACGGTATACGCTCTGCATACATTGAAAGCTTCCCTCCCATTCCAGCCGCAACCGCCAGCGCAAAAGCTGCGGACGACTAGCAAATATCGCACTACATTTGCAGAAGCGCCATTAAACCAACCCGTCGCACAAACTCCTCATACGCAATAGGCCGCCCGGCCCTCGCCTCCGGTCCATTCTCTTGCCAATGCACCCACGACCTCTTGGTCGTCGCATCATAGACGACCTTGAACAGGTGCGTTGGTACCGCCACCTGCCCTGTTCCGATCCGTTCTGAGCGGTCGGCATACACCGGCCCGGTGAACACATACACGTCCCCCTTGGCCCGCATGATGTATTTGCGGGTGTCCTGCTCGATCTTGTTCCATGGCCCGCTGTTCTGGCGCTGGTCTTGCGGGACCATGTTGGCCAGGCTGAAGCTTTGCGCCATGGCTTCGGGCGTGTGCATGTCGCCCGCTGGCGCCATGTGGCCACGGGCATAGCCTGAACCCTTGTAATCATCCAGCCTGGCCCGATCCGCCGACGGCAAGCGCCCTTCTTCATAGAACCGATCCTGTCGCTGAACGCTTTGTGCTTGCTCGAGCATCTGACGATTCAGGCGCTGTGCGACAAACACCGGCGTCTTGGTCTGACCACTGTGTAGGATCGCGAACGACGAATAACACAGCTCGCGCAGCCTAGGAGCAGCCGGTACCGCCGGCGGCTTGCCCGGGAAGAACTGCGGGCAGTCTTTGAACGAGGTTTGAACAAGGCCGGATTTCGCCGCGACGGGCGGCTGGCTGGCGACCGCCGTGGCCACGCGACCAATGTCGACATGCTCGAGCCCAACCAGGTCAGCCAGCTGTGGATTAAAAAGCGCGGTGAAAAACGCGAATGATGCCGCCGTAGAGGTCAGAAGCAGCTTGAAGCGCCTGCCTTTCTGGGGTGTTCTTTTGATACGTCTGCGTGTTGCCATGGCCTGAATTCTAACAACGTTATGCGGGCAGAATTTTACGTCTAGAGCCGCGCCAGGCGGGCGCCACCCACCCCAAACCCATACAATTAAATCTTGCAACATCAATCCGTCAAAACAACTTAACTTATTGATCTACAAGAACTTTCTATGCAAAACCCGCCAGTACGTGATAAACTTCAGCTCACTCGCCGCCGGTGAGAAAGCAGATAGGTAGGGGTGGCTTCGAAATGCAACCGAACAGCTCATAAATTCGGTATTGACTGAAACAACTGGTTAAATATACAGTACATACTCCCCGCCCCAAAAAGGATGCGCCCCCACCAGCTGGTACCTGGAAGGGGCGCGAGTTGCCACATTTCAGAAAAGCACTAAAAAGCAGCGACATGAATCATAACTTAGATGATCCCCCGGACCCCAACAATCCAGCCGGCGTCGAATTACACGCCTTCTGCCCCTCACTTCAAAGCACGGTCACGCTAGATCTACCTGTTACTGCCGCCGATATCGCTGCGCTCGACGAAGCTATTCGCCTGGCGCCTATTGGCGTACTGGACCGCCGCACTATCGCGCAATTAAGAAACTTGCGCGAACGCCTATCAATCACCGCCCCACATAACTAGCCGCAGCAACCTGACCGAGCAGTAGTCTTTGCCTTTGTTACAAATAAATATAGGAATTCCTATTGACTATAAATATCGGATTTCCTATACTTCATCCATCGCAGCACAGAACGCTTAGGCCCAAGGCCAGCAAGTAATGCTGCAGCAGTACCCCGGCAAGGCCGGTTTGCTCATTAACAACCAGACAAGCGATAAACAGGCCAATGACTGCATTGCAGTGGCTAGGCCCAGGGCGCAACCCGTTACCCCTGACACAAGATCGACGGCTACCGATACCCAGGATGGGCGAAAGCTCTGCCTGTGGACGGTTGAAGAGGTGCCACGCCAAAGCCAGAGCCGCTAATTGGAGCGGGAGTAGCTGGATGGCGTGGTGCCCCGGAAGTTATCCGAGACAGCTTTCAGTGAGAGCTGTGCCTGATAACCAAAAGGAGAAAAACATGCCCAACTGGGTCACAACAGAAATCAAGACAAGCCCGGAAGTGATCAGAAGCATGGTTAATGGCAACGGCAATATAGATTTCTCTACCGTTCTACCATTCCCTGGTGAATTCGAGTGGGGTGGCGTTTACGGTGATGCAGAAACCGCTGCTGAAGCGGTGCTTAGAAATCCACTGAGCGACCACCCTCTGATAGCTAGCCTGGAGGCCGCAAACCGAAGTCAAGCGGATATTGCCAAGCTAAGTGACGAGTCATTCGAACAGTTTATTCAGATGCTCAGGAATCATCGGAAATGCGGATTTCTGCATCAGATGGATTTTGCCCGCGAAAAATGGGGAAGCAAGTGGAACGCATGCGATAGCACCCATAACGCGGAAGATGGAACGGCGCGATTCGATACCGCTTGGTCTTGTCCGGAGCCGCTTTTAATCGAAGTCTCGAAGAAATTCCCGGATACAACCATCGAAGTCATGTTCGCCGATGAGGATATCGGCAGCAACTGCGGACGGTTCTCTTTGAAAAATGGGGTAATCATCTCATCCGATATCGCGCCGAGCTGGAACGACATGGACGAACAGGCGAGAAAGAAATGGTCTGACTTCGCCAGAAAGGTGAAGGGGTGGACGGATGAAGAAAATGACGATTCCGAATAATCCCGACCTAGACAGCCATCTCCGCCGACCATCAACGCCTCCATAACCAAGGGGAAGAAATTGGAAATCAATCAACTGAAACAGGTCAAGGTTGACGCCAAGACCATAAAGCTTTGTCTGAAGGTTAGAGACAGGTTCAGCTACATCATCGAAGATACGCAAGGCGATGTTCTCTTCCAGCAAGATGACGGATACGTACCTGAATTCATGCCAGGTGAACACTATGGCGATTACGTCATTCTGGACATCGACATTGATTCAGGCCAGATAGCCAACTGGCCAAAACTCACGGCGGCTGATATCGAAAAGGCTATCAAGCCTGACGAATACTAACTTCAACGCCTGCTTAGCTGGGATATGAGCCTCACCCAGGCTCAGGCCCCGTCCGGTTGGGTAAGCCGGAATCATCATCAAGGCGGCGGCGTGGAAAGCAGGCACGCGGGAGGCGCGGGAACAAGCGCGCACTATGAGCCGGAAACGGTTGAGGCTCCGGGTATCAGCACAGTAAGGCCAAATGGCTCGTTATCGAGAAGCGCACTGATACCAATTGCCGGGGTAGCGTCCGGCCCGCCTTGATGATGATGAATTACACAGGCCGACCGGGAAACCGGGTGTGTGCAGGCGTGAACGGTCTAGCGATCCTGCCCCCTACCATGCGGCGTTATCAGAGGCGAACCACCTGCCTAGGACATGGGAATGCAAACCTGCTGCAGCAGGCTGTGGTGACCACCCCGGGAAAGTAGCGGGGACTATCATCAAGGCGGAAGCACGTAAGCTCGTGCCGATCTAAGTGCGGAGTCTTGGAGCGGGCTAGAACCCAGCCAGAGTAGCGACTGGCTCGCCTTGATGATGGTGAATGGCATTGTGTCCGTGCAAGGTTAGTCCTACGGCGCATTTGCAGGTTCAAATCCTGCCACCATCACTCCCGGAATCTCTTGGAAAGTTGGGAGTAAAGATACAGCAAGAGTGACGCCCAGGAAGAGCACTGGGATCAACCGAAGCGGATGCAGGAACAACCAGGTTGCGAATACGCGCCCTGCCTGTGCAGCCTCGCGGCTGGCCCACGATACGGGCCATCTCACCATCAACCGACCACAAGGAGCATCATGTTTTTATCAGAACAGAGTTGCCGCGACATCATAATTGCCGCGCTTCACGCTAAATCGAGCACCAGTACGTTTCAAAGCGAATGTGCATCGATCAAAGAGGTGATCCAAGAGACGGTCGACGCATTGGTTAGCGCCGACCGCAAGCTACTAGAGCATTACAAAAAATCCGATTAAGGCTGTTGCAACTCTTTCGCCAAGGTTTTAACTAGAGTTGCCAAATAAACGCCGTCCGCAGTGCCTCGTGAAACGGCCTTCTCTCCAAAAATCACAGCTGTCGAATTATTGACGGGCAACGCCCCGGCCTGAGCTAAAGCCATAACGATATCTTTTGCCAAGCTATGGGCCATGTTTTCATTAATTTCCACTTTTCCATCCTTGTTGAGTTGTTAACGCGAAATTTCAACTTAGCACGGATGGTGACGGTCGGGAATAGACCGGCACCCTCAAGCAGTGGCGTTCGGTACAGCGTCTTAGCCGCGCTGATAACGACTCCTTCATGCTGACCCTATCCCGGGGCTTTACACCGGGCCCGAGCGTCACTCCTTGAGGGCTGCAGCGTTGCGGCTTGGCCCCGCAACACAACAAACCATCTGACTACGTGAAGGCGAACAACGCTGCCTCAAGCGAAGCTGCCTGCCCTCACCCTCTTTTCTTACTCCACCAGGAGAACCCCATGACCTACGTACTTGACCGGGACGGCATAGCCGCCTGCCCCGATGACCCGTTGCGCGTCGGCGCACCCACTTACATCGACATCGACTACGAAAAGATCGACGCCCTGGCTGCCGATTACGAGCACGAGGTTTACCAGGTCATCGACGGCTATCGCTCAACCGCCACGATCGCTGGAGACAGTTACGACGTTACCGAGCTATTTGAACTGATTTTCATGGTCGACAACCCGGAAACCATGCGACTGCTGATGGCCTACGACCGAGCAACAAAAGAACGGCTGATCAGCACCTGGTGCAAGAGCATGGCCGAAAAACACATTTTGGGGGAATGACATGAGCAACTGGCCCGGACAAGATTTAAGCCATAGCAACTACACGTTGAGATTCCCCCGCGTCAGCAAATACGACGGCATGGGGAAGTGGGAAAAGGGCTCAAGCACACCCCCTTGGGGCTGGCCGCTGGCTCTTGCAGCCGGGGTTGCTGTATCCGCCCTGTTCCTTTTTGGCCCAACGCTGGCCGCACGAATTATAGGAATGTGAAATGAGCGAAGTCATTGAGAAAGAATCAACCGAACTGGCCATCTTGCCGCCAGCAGAAACCGCCCTGCAGGTCTACCAGCAACCATCGGGCCTTGACCCTTACATCGAACGCATCCGGGCCGAGGTCACTGGTCATGAGCCCGACCTCACGACCGACAAGGGCCGCAAGGCCATCGCCAGCTTGGCATTCAAAGTGCGCAAATCCAAGACAGCACTCGATGCACTGGGCAAGCAGTTGGTCGACGACTTGAAAGAGATCCCGAAAAAGATCGACGCCGAGCGCAAGCGCATGCGCGAAACGCTGGACGCCCTGGCTGATGAAGTGCGCCGGCCGCTGGATGATTGGGAGGCGGCAGAAGAGGCGCGGATTGCCACCCATAAAGACCTGATCGCATGGATCAACCTGCGCGAGACGGAAAATCGCGATCTTGATGCCGCTGAGCTGAAGGCATCCATTGCCGAAGTCGAGGAAATCGAGATCGGCCCGCATCTGGATGAATTCGAACCGGAGGTGGCACGGGCGAAGGATCGGGCGCTGGCCAGCCTACGTGAAGCCCTAGCAGCCCGCGAGAAACACGAGGCCGAACAAGCCGAGCTTGCCCGCCTTCGCGCCGAAGCCGAAGCCCGACGCGTCCAGGACGAAAAGGACCGCATCGCCAGGGAGGCAGCAGAGCGCGCTACCCGGGAAGCTGAAGCCAAGGCCCAGGCCGAACGAGACGCAGCAGCCAAGCGCGAAGCCGACGCAAAAGCTGCCCAGGAACGCGCCGAACGCGAACGCCTGGAAGCCATCGAGCGCCAGAAACAAGCCGAAGCCCGGGCCGAAGCCGAAAAGCTGGCCGCAGAGCAACGCGCGAAAGAAGCCGCCGAGGCTGCCCGCCTGGCTGAAATCCAGCGTCAGAAAGACGAACAGACCCGCATTGAAGCCGAGCAGAAGGCCCGCGAAGCCGACCGGGCGCACCGAGTCAAGATCATGGGCGCGGCCAAAGAAGCCCTAATGATCGAGGGCATAGACGAGGAACAGGCGCGCGCCATCGTGCTTGCAATCGTTCGCGGCGAAGTGCCGCACGTCACTATCAATTTCTAAGGCAGATATGCGTAGCCGCTGCACCCTACACAAGACCAAGCTGACCGAATTCCAGAAATTTTGCGAGGAATACGGCTGGCGGGCCGAGCCGACGAAAGGCCCCTATGAGGTTCTGCGCATGCGTCATTCAGGTTGCGAAGACCCGATGATCGTTCATGGCCGGAACAGTGGCGATCACTTCACTACATGGGGCGAATCAGCGCGGATGGTTCGTCAGTACATCAGGAGCAAGAGACATGAAAGTCCTGCGTCCGCAAAACAAGCCGCGCATCAAGATGATTGATGGTCGCTGGTACGCCAGCCCTGGGCACGGTATCCCGTTGCGCCAGATGCATTTGATGTTGGCCGCCGCTATTGCGTTCTGTCGGCGACTGAACGGGAGGAAATTATGAGCACAGAAATTATTGAGGCCCCGCAAACTGCGGTGTCAGCCCCTGCACCCGCCGGATCACCCATGGCAATGGCAATTGCTGCCCTGCAGTCCGGCATGAGCCCGGAACAGATTAGCGCCATGATGGATTTGCAGGATCGCTACAACGCCACGCAGGCAAAGAAGGCCTACGACGAGGCGTTTGCTGCGTTCAAGGCCGAGTCCGTCCGAATCATCAAGGGCCGCGACGTGAAAGACGGCCCCCTGAAGGGCAAGAGTTATGCAGAGCTTCACGATGTCGTGAACGCGGTCACCCCCGCCCTGTCCAAACACGGCCTGTCGTCAAGCTGGAAGCTGACCAAAGACGAAAAGGACTGGATGGAAGTCACCTGCTACCTGCGCCATGTGGGCGGCCACGAAGAAAGTGTGAGCATGGGCGGCCCGCCAGATGCCGGCGGCGCAAAGAACGCCATCCAGGCCCGCGCCAGCACCAAGACCTACCTTGAGCGCTACACCCTTAAGGCCATCACAGGCCTTTCCGAGCAAAACGACGACACCGATGGTCGACCCGCTTTTGACCAGGACATTGTCGACGACTGGGTAGCTGCTGCCGAGTCTGCGGCAACCCTGGAAGAGCTAGACCAGACTTGGAAAGACGGCCTCAAGGAACTGGGCAAGACCGACTCGCTGCAAGTTTATGAGCGCTTCAAGGCCGCCGTCTCGACAGCCAAGAAGCGGCTGGAGACCAACAAATGAGCTACCAAGTCATCAATTGCGACCAGGGCAGTGAAGATTGGCACCGCATCCGCGCCGGCCGCATCACCGCCAGCATGTTCTCAACCATCCGAGCCAAGGTAAACGGACTGGACGAGAAGCAAACCAAGTATGTCGAGGCGATTCTAGCCGGCAGGACGGAAGCCGCTGCGCGGGAGATTGCCGGTTACAAGGCTGCGCCCAAAGCGGAGGCCGTCTTTCGCGCTATCGATGGCCTGCCTGTCGGCGAGTTCTCGGATGTGGCCAAAAACTATGCCTTTCGCCTGGCCGTCGAGCGTATCAGCGGTGAGCCACTAGATGAAGGTTTTCAGAACTTCGCCATGCGCCGCGGTCATGAGCTCGAGCCTCGCGCCCGCATGGAGCATGAGCTGCAATCCGGCCTTTTCGTCGAGCGCGCCGGGTTCGTCATGACTGCGGACGGTGTGTTCGGCGCCAGCGCTGACGGCCTGATTGATCCAGATGAAGGCAGTGAGTACAAGTGCTTTATCGCACCCGAGAAGCTGCGCGCCTTTTGGATCGACAACGACCCTTCCAGCGTTATGGAGCAGGCCCAGGGGTGCATGTGGATCACCGGCCGCAAGCGCTGGCACATCTGCCTTTACTGCCCGGCCCTTGAGGCCGCCGGCAAGCAACTCTGGTGGCAAGTCTTCGACCGTGACGACAACTACATCGAAAAGATGGAAGCCGACCTGCTGGAGTTCAAAGGGCTGGTTGATATGTACGAGCAGAAGTTACGGCTCAAGGAGGCCGCATGATTACGGAAGATCAATTCTTGAAGGAAGTCGACCAGCACGTCATGGAGGTCATCCGTGGCGACGGCCTATACCGGCACGTTCGGTTTCGACGCCCAGACACAATGTGCATGCACTTTGACCTGATCACCTGGCCAGGATACCTGTGCTACTGCGGCGATATGGGCACGTATGTCTTCTGTCGATTGGAAGATATGTTCGAGTTCTTCCGAACTGATCGTGATTACGCGCACCGCAGAGGCCGAAAACTATTTATCAACCCCGGCTACTGGTCGGAGAAGCTGCAGGCCGTTGACGGTAACCGCAACAGCGCGAGTGCCAAAGAGTTTTCAGCAGAGAAATTCGAACAGACGGTAAAGGACTGGCTTGCAGGCTGGATGCGACACCGTGGCCTGGACAAAGAGGGCCGTCGCGAACTGCGGCAACTGGTCGAAGATAGCGTTCTGGCCTGCGCCTACGACGGAGATGTTCGTGCCTTCGATGCAGCTATGAATTTCTCTAAGGAGGTTGGCGGACAACGCTTCGAGTTCACCGACTTCTGGGAGGTGGACTGCACCGAATACACCCACCGTTTCATGTGGTGCTGCTACGCCCTAGCGTGGGGGATCCAGCAATACGACGAATCAAAAACACTACAGGAGGCTGCGTAATGGCCCAGTTATTTGGATTGGCCCGAATCGGGCGAGATGCTGAAATTCGATACACCCAGGATGGAACGCCAGTTGCCGGCGTTGCGCTGGCTTTCAATTATGGCAAAAAGGGCCAGGACGGCAAAAGGCCTACCCAATGGGTAGAGGCGTCAATTTGGCGCCAACGAGCCGAGGCGCTTGCGCCCTACCTTCTGAAAGGTACTAGTGTGAGCGTGACGATTGATGATATCCACATCGAAACCTATCAACGTCAGGATGGCAGCACAGGCGTAAAACTGGTGGGCGTTATTTCATCAATCGAGTTTGCTGGCGCGCCAGCACAAGAACAAACGCAATCCCAGGCTCAACGACCAGCCGCCCCGGCACGACAAGAGCGGCCGGCAGCGCCCCGGGCGCCGGCGGCTAATTCCAGCTCGGGCGGAGGTCTGGCCGACCTCGACGACGATATCCCATTTAACCGGCTTGGCTCAGGACGATCTTGGCTGTGTATTTAGGGGGCAACCTCAATCACGTCAACAATTGCTTCGTTGGGAATATTTCCGCCATCACTGGCGCGGATTGAAACCTCGGATTCTTCAGGATATTTTGGGCCATCAACTCGCCTCATGATGATCCCAAGATCATTGAATCGAGAAACGTCGAGCACATACACAATCCCCCGTTCCTTGCCCCCAGAGGTTGCGAAACACTTGGCCACCTCCAGATTTTCGGCGGTCGAGATAAATGCCCCGCCCCACAAGCCTGAATCTATATGGTGAGCATGAACGGTATTTGTTTCTGTTTCCCCGTGGGTAAAAGTTCCGTCATAACTCGCTCTGCCATCGTACCGAGCTGTGACGCTTACTTTATTTCCACGTGGAGCAAGCTTTCCGCAGTTCTGCTGATGCATGCGCAGACTTACGCCCCAATAGAGAATTTCGGCCATTAGAAGCCCTCAAACTAAACCGCCAGTAGAAGCGGCAACTCTTAATCATACCCCCAACCACCACGAAGCCCGCGCCCCCAATAAGGGCGTGGGATAGACCTGTGCGCGAAACCCATGTTCATCAGGCCCGCGTCTATCTAGCCCAGGCGCGGCACTTCAGGCAACACCCAAGATTTCACGCGATCCTGCTTATGTGGGCGGCCAACAGGCGCAGCCAAGCAAACCATGGCAACCAGCAACTGGAGCTTTTCCGATGAAGCCGTACGAAGATTTTCTACGCCACAAGATAAAGATCGCTAAGTTCGAAGGCTTCGATGTTTCTGACGACGATCTGTATCCCGGCCTGTTCCCCCACCAGAAGATGCTGGTCAAGTGGGCCGTGAAGGGCGGCAATCGTGGCCTGTTCGCCTCATTTGGCATGGGCAAGTCAGTTATGCAGTGTGAATGGTTGCGCATCATCATCGGCAAAGTCGGAGGGTTCGGCCTGATCGTCTGTCCGCTGGGCGTGCGCCAAGAACTGATCCGGGACGCCAAGATGCTGGGCGTCGATCTGCGATTCATCCGCGCCGATGCGGAAATTTCATCCGACCATCAGTTCTACATCACGAATTACGAGTCTGTGCGAGACGGCAAGCTCACGCCTGCTCAGTTCACGGCCGTCAGCCTGGATGAGGCGTCTGTGCTACGCAGCTTCGGCAGCAAGACCTATCAAGAATTCCTGCCGCTATTCTCTGGCGTGCGCTTCAGGCTGGTAAATACCGCCACGCCATCGCCCAACCGCTACAAGGAGCTGATCCACTACGCAGCATTCCTTGGGCAGATGGATTCTGGCCAGGCGCTCACCCGATTCTTCAAGCGCGATTCCAGCAAGGCCGGCAACCTGCAGCTGTACCCGCACAAGGAACAAGAGTTCTGGCTGTGGGTATCCAGCTGGGCCGTCTTCATTCAGAAGCCCTCAGACCTGGGGTTTTCAGATGAGGGCTACGACCTGCCGGAACTGGATGCTCAATTCCACGAAGTGCCGACGGACTACGCGACCGCAGGCGCTGACAAGTGGGGTCAGGGCCTGCTGGTGCCGGATACCGCTCTGGGCCTGTCGGCCGCCGCCCACGAGAAGAAAAATAGTCTGGATGCCCGTGTGACAAAGGCCGTCGATCTGATCAATGAATCGCCCGATGATCATTTCGTTATCTGGCATGACCTGGAAATCGAGCGCTACGCCATCCAGAAGGCCATCCCGGATGCTGTCAGCGTCTGGGGGTCGCAAGACCTGGATGAACGTGAAGACCGAATCATTGGGTTCGGTGATGGCGCATTTCGCATCCTATCCACCAAGCCAGTGATCGCTGGCAGCGGCTGCAATTTCCAGCGCCACTGCCACCGGGAGATCTTCTTGGGCATCGGCTTCAAGTTCAACGACTTCATTCAGGCCGTGCACCGCGTACAGCGGTTCGGCCAGAAGCGCCCTTGCCGAGTGGACATTATTTACTCCGAAGCCGAGCAGGACATCCTGAAGACGCTGATGGAGAAATGGCGTCGGCACGACCAGATGGTGAAGAAAATGACCGAAATTATCAAGAAATACGGATTGAACCAGCTTGCTATGCAAGAAGCACTGGCCCGTTCCATCGGGGTCGAGCGCATCGAAGTCACAAGCGACCTGTTTACAGTTGCCAATAACGACTGCGTAGAGGAAGCAAAACTGCAGCCTGACAACCATGTAGACCTGATCGTCACCAGCATTCCGTTCGCCAATCACTACGAATACAGCCCTAGCTATAACGACTTTGGCCATACGGAAAACAACGATCACTTCTGGTCGCAGATGGACTATCTGACGCCCGAACTGCTGCGCATCTTAAAGCCGGGGCGCATCTACGCCTGCCACGTTAAAGACAGGATCCTGTTCGGCAACGTCACCGGCGCCGGCGCACCTACCGTCAGCCCATTCCACTGCGAAGCCATTATGCATGGCCGCAAACACGGCTTTGACTACATGGGCATGATCACCGTAGTAACTGACGTGGTTCGCGAGAACAACCAAACCTATCGGCTTGGATGGTCTGAACAATGCAAGGATGGCACAAAGATGGGTGTTGGCTCACCCGAGTACGTCATCTTGTTTCGCAAGCCCCAGAGCGACCGCAGCCGGGGGTATGCAGATATTCCGGTAGTAAAGAGCAAAGATGCTTACACGCGGGCGCGATGGCAGGTTGACGCACATGCCTTTTGGCGATCAAGCGGCAATCGACAAATTACCGCTGAAGAGTTGGCCGTCATGGGCCCGGACAAGCTGGCCAATGCCTTTACCCAGTACAGCCTGCAAAACATCTACGACTACGAGTTCCACGTCCGCATCGGGGAAGAGCTTGAGGGCCGCAGCGCACTGCCATCGACATTCATGAGCTTAGCACCGGGCAGCCATCACCCAGAGGTCTGGCACGATATTAACCGCATGATCACCCTCAACAGCGACCAGTCAAAGCGCGCCGTTGAGCAGCACGTATGCCCTTTGCAATTCGACATCGTGGATCGGCTGATCGAGCGCTACAGCAACAAGGGCGAGTTGGTTTACGACCCATTTTGCGGCCTGGGCACAGTTCCATATCGCGCCATAAAACTGGGGCGTCGCGGCCAAGGTAGCGAACTGAATCCTGGCTACTTCTTCGATTCGGTTCATTACCTAAAAGCCGCCGAAGCCGAAGCAAAGATGCCGACCCTGTTTGATTTTGAGGAGGTCGCATGACAGACAACCCGCCCCGCCCTACTCCAAGGCTACGGCACGTAAAGCCTGGGCAAATCATAGTCCTGAAGCACGAAACCAAGCCCCGCAAACTAATCGAGACCGACGGCAAGTACGGATATTTCGACGGCATGAAAGCCAGCCTGTGCCACGAGGTTGATAAAAGCCTCATGGTGTTTGGGGATGGGGCTGGGTGGAGAGTTAAGGAGAGCCCAACTTATCCACACAAACTGTGAATAACCCAATGGATAACCACATGACAACCAAAAAAGACGCAAGCGGCACGCCGGATTACGTTGGCGTGGTCGATTCGGGCCCATTCCCGCCGATTAAACGCTACGACCTGGGCACCCACTTTTACAACAGCCTTTCGGTGCCGGAGATTGTCGAGACGGCCGACGGCAAGTACGTCACCTACGACGATTACCTGATCATGGTGAAGATCAACGACTACCTACAGGCACGGCTGGCTAAGCAGGCGGCGCAGATGGAGGCGATTGGCGCGGGCGGCGTCAGCGGCAAGCGAATTACGAGCCCGGATGCTGCAGAGCTGGTTAGTGATGCCGCCGAGATCATCGACACATTGACCTGCGAACTACCCGCAAATCACCCGATCCGTGCGTCAGCCCAGAACCGGGCAAAACGGCGGGTACAGGAACTGTATGTGCTGGCAGAGTCGATATCCAAAACGGAAGGAGAAAAGTCATGAGAATGCAACGCTACTGGATGGCCCACGACTGCCCCAGCTGTGGGAAAAAGGACGAGCACGACCAATGGGGCGGCGCTCGGATGTGGTCGTCTACATGGGGACACGGCTTTAGTTGCTGCTCAGAATCCTGCGGGGTGGCTTTCGCCGAAGTAGTCAAAGAAAAAGAGCGAACAAAGAAGGGTCGCAAGTGGCTGGCCTCGCTATGGGAAATGCTCGAATCTCAATCAGACGCACGCCTAACGGGTGAACCCTATAGCGGGTACAGCGCGGAGCGCCAATTGAAAGCACTTGGAAGATTCTGACATGACACAGCAAACCGTACTCAAAGACGAGCAGATCAATCAAATCCGCCGATCCATGCAGCCGTGGCAACTGATGAATGAATTTGCCCGCGCCATCGAGCAAGCTGTATTGCAATCGCCAGAGGTGAAAGATTTGGCCTCGGCATTGCGCGCCCTTCTGGATGCATTGCCGTCCGCTACTGCGCACCCGGCCATTCAAAAAGCCCGCGCCGCACTTGCTGCCATGGAGAAACAGAAGTGACTGACCTGATCTTGCCGCTCAAGCGGGAATACTTCGAGCAAATCAAGGCGGGCGAAAAGTGGTTCGAGTATCGACTGCTAAATGACTACTGGGCTAAGCGCTTAGAAGGATCGCGCGTCTACAGCCGCATCATCCTTACCCTTGGCTACCCCCGACGCGACGACTTTGAGCGCCGCATCGAGCGGCCATGGCGCGGATTCTATATCAGAACCATCACGCACCCGCATTTCGGCCCTGAGCCAGTGCAGGTGTACGCAATCGACGTGAGGCCGGAATGAACCAACAAGACAAAGACAACCAACGAGAAGCGGTTGACGCGCAAATCGAATTGCCGCCTATGCCCTCCGTGTGGCCCGCCCCAGACACCAATCTATGGTCATTGGTACTTAAAATGAGCAAAGCTGCATATGGCTTTGATTCAGACTTGGCGGCAAGTGAACTACGGACGGAACTTCAACGTGTTACGCAGAACTACGCCAGCCAAGCCATCGCCCACGACCGGCAGCAGCGCGGAGATCCTTGGCGCCCACATGAGTACTCGGACACTGAGATAGAAACTCTTGTCGAGGGTTTCGGTCTTAAATGGAACGGAGATTACTGGATTTGTGAAGACGCTGACTTGCATCCAATGGTTCGCAGCCTGCTTTACCGATTTACGGAAGCCCCACAACCAGTCGAGCCGGTGAGCGAACACGACTTGAACACCAGCAAAGGCGGGCGTGCATACCTGGCCGAGTTTTTTGCCAAGAAAATGCGCCGCCATGACTTTCAGCAATACATTACAAACATGTTGGCGGCTGATTTCGCGTGTGTGTTGGCTAAGTGGCTGCGTGACCAAGCGCCACAACCAGCCGAGCAGCGCATGGAGCCTGTGGCTGATCTCCCGGCCGGCGCCATTGAAAACGGCCGGGCGTTCGCAGACCGCTTGGAAACTGACTACTCCTTTGAGTGTCAGGGAGGCCCACTTCGCAATTGCTCCGACTGGCAAGAGTTCCGGCGATGCTTTGAATATCTTGCGGAATGGGCTGCAGGTCGCGCCCCACAACCAGCCGAGCCTATAGCATGGCCGGAAATGCCTCCATCCAAGGGGCAGTCACAGGTACTATTTGAAGATGGCTATGCTGAAGGATGGGCTAAGTGCATTGATATGTGTAAGGCAGCGGTAAAAGCATATCGAGAGTACGAGCCGGTGAGCCCAAGCGCAACTAGGGCCGACTTTGAATTGTGGGCGAAGTCCCATGGTTGTCTACCGCTTGATGAATGGGATAGCAACGCAAATCACTCATTGGCACCTGCCACCTATCGAAACAATCTCACTGAAATTGCTTGGCGCGCTTGGGCGAATAAACCGCGCCACGATAAGCCAGTGAGCAACACCCCCCGACGCCAGTTGCGCTGAGTGCGGGAAGTCCGCCAGCGAGGGCTGGGCGCTGTATTGCGTGGCTTGTATGGATAAGGTTAGCCCGGTGAGCGTGCCGAGTGTTGAGGTGTGGCACGGTCTTGCGGAAATATGGGAACGCAACGCCGCTGAGCTTAGGGAGTACGGGGATGAATTACGAGCCGAAGCCTACTACGAGTGTGCTCAAGAGCTTCGCGCCATGCTCAAAGCCACACCAGAGCCGGAGGTCACGTGACCGACCGCATTAAAGAAGTGCTGGCCACGACGGCCAAAGATTGGAACCTTACCGCCCCATGTGGGCGGTAGTTTTTTGGGAGATCACCAATGAAATGGGTGAGACTGGACAAGTACTGCGAAATTTCAGGCGACACGAAGCAAGCGGTTTACTTTCGTCGAAAAACCTTCCTATGGAAGGAAGGTGTACAACTGCGCAAAGACCCTCAAAATCGCCTTTGGGTAAACCTTGAAGAGGTGGAAAATTGGCTACAGCAAAAAGCGCCAGAAAACTCCCCAGGGGAGTCAGCATCCGCTCGCTAAAATCCATCGAGCGCCTTCAAATAGCATTTAGCTATCGCGGCAAGCAATGTCGTGAACTGCTGCCAGAGAAAAAAATCACACAAGCCTATATTGACTATGCTGCCGGGCTTCGAAATGAGATCAGAAGAAAAATAGCCGACGACGTATTTAACTATGCAGCCTACTTCCCTGAGTCGCCTTCCGCCGATGCTTTTAAGCCAGAACGCAAATGGGTAACTATAGGAGACCTGCTGCTGGCGCAACTATCAATGTATGGCCAGCAGGTGACAAATGGCAGCATGTCGCCTTCAACGCTCCTGGGCTACACGAAGATAATTAAGGGCAAGCTTCTCCCCAAATGGGGTGAGCTGGCTGTTACGGATATCTCGCCATCAATGCTTCGAGAATGGATCGGTCAAATGGGCGTTACCGCAAAGACCGCTCGAAATGTCTTGTCTCCTTTGCGGTCAGTTCTCGATGACGCAATGAATGATGACCTTATTGAGTTCAACCCGCTGGATCGGGTGGCCTTGTCCAAACTGATCAGGCAGACGTCCAAAAAATCGGAATATGACGTTGATCCGTTCGACGCTGACGAAACCGCAGAATTGCTAAAGCATGCCCGCCCCGACGAGCGATCGCTTATTCAGTTCTGGCTGCAGACAGGACTGAGGCCGGGCGAGATCATCGCCTTGCCCTGGTCAAATATTGATTGGGTGCACAGCAAAGTTAGGATCGACACAAACATCGTCACCGGCATTGTTGACGGCAAGCAAACGCAAATCGAAAAGCCACCAAAAACCGAAGCAGGCATCCGAGACGTGGAGCTGTCTTCACTTGCGCTGGCGGCCCTGCGTGAGCAGAAATCGGTCTCTTTTATCTCATCTATTAGGGTCTGGATCAACCCGCGAAACGGTGAGCCGTGGTCTATGGACTCCCAGATCAGAAAGACGCTATGGGAACCACTGTGCAAACGATCTGGCGTAAGGTACCGAAACCCGTACCAACTTCGACACACCTACGCAAGCACCCTACTCACCTCGGGCTGCAATCCATTTTGGCTAGCGAATCAGATGGGGCATGAGGATGTCGAGATGGTTTTTAAGATCTACGGGAAGTGGATTCCGGCCAATTATCAAAAAGGACAGAGATTCACACAGGAATCACACGCGCCCGATTCTGACCGAAAAGCAAAATCCTTAACAGGTTGA